AATCCCCCCCTTTTTTAAGAAAAGGTTATATTATAACATAACATTAAAAAAACAATCCCTATACATCCAAGTACTTTCATTTATTAGTAAACAGAAAATGATGATTCAAGTTAAATAAGTAGTTTCTTTATTCATTTGATGCTTTTTGGATTCTTTTAACAGATTGAAAAGCTTCTCAACTACAACAGAAGAAATTTCATTACACAATTTAAGGATAGAAGTATGTGCACAACCCTAGGATGAAAGATAGAGGATTATCAAGCTATACAATAACAAACATAAGACTACTCGAGCTTTGTAGAAGTATGTGAATTGAAGTTTATTAAATAGCCCTGATCATTCAGGGCTTTTTTTTATAATGCTCTAGCGCAAATTGAGACATTGACATTGCTATTGATCGTATGAGCTGTGCATCCTGAAAATAGAATGCACAGCAATGTAATTGTTAAAGCTATCTTTGATCGTCTGCAATGAAAGACTTTCATATAACAACTCGATTGGCGATCCAACCATAGAAAAACTGTTCCTGGCTAGGATTGCGTTCACAGATTTCAATGTAACGTTGCCCTTGCATGATATTAAGAACACGCACCAGGACTTTTTCGCCGTCTTTTCCACGTTTGGCCAGATAAGTTTTGAGTGCATTAAGAGTTGCTGGACCATAAATTCCGTCAACTGTTAAATCTGGCCAACCTGCTTTACCTTGGTTATTCAGCAAATTTAAAGCACGCTGTAAGAGTGGTTTTGCAAATCCGGTACCGCAATTTACCCCAGTATCTAAAAGCTCTTCAGCAACTAACGAGCTAATTACATTCACTTGATCAAATCGCGGATCTGTCCAATACTGCTTTTTATAAATGGCTTTGGCCACATCAAGCGGTAAATCTTTCATGTTGCCCTTAAAGCCGTTAGTACGTGCTACTGCTTCAGTAATACCGTACTTTGTTTCACCGCCTCGATCTGCTGGGTTGTTTACGTACCCGCCCTCACGCTTAATTAACTCGTCCAGATATTGTTCAATGTTCATTTCGGTTTCCTTCAGATGTAAAAAACCGCCCGAAGGCGGCATTAGCTGTTTTCAATGTCTTTTCTGGCTTTCTTAAACTCTTTGATCACTTCAACGATCGTTTTACCTTCCTGTTTATCTATAAAATTAAAAATCCAACGGACTAAAGCCCAACCGGGTAAACCACAAACAAAGAAGAACCCACCTAGAGCAATCATCCCCCATACATCAGTAACCCATTCATGAAGTCCCCACTTCACAATAATGAATGAGCCGCCAGCCAAACTTGATACAACCGTACAGATCAAACCAACTGCCCACTCTTGTGGTGAGCGTGGCATACGAGTCATTAATACAACTGCTGCAACCAAACCGACTGCTAAAGTCACCATGATTGCAATCCCATATAATTTTAAAAGTGCTGTAAAACCGCTAGTGGAAACTGGTTCCATTAATTTCTCCAGATATTTTTAGACAATAAAAAAGCACCCGAATTGGGTGCTCAAAGTTCTTATGAGGTTTAAAGGGTTTGTAAGATTTTCCCTCCATTCATTAATTTGGTTGTAAGTGGAGCAACTCCCACAATTGCAGGTCCTCCCAGTCCCGGCTGGCCTTCAGTCGTTCCATGGTATTGCCAGTTCCACGTTTCATCATTAGTGGACTTGGTACCACGTTCGCCCCAGTTTCCGCCATCACCTGATAATGGAGATCCATAACGGTCATTTTGGGTTCGGTAACCTTTACCGGGCACTGCAGCTTCAGCATCGGTTACTTTGACAACCATAAAGTCACCATTTAAGTACCAACGCCAGTCTTGCGAGTCATTTGAAATGGGCTGTCCCGTCATGACCCGTCCAAATGGTGCACCAGCTCCACCGGGTATACCTTGGACTCCATATGTTAATTCAGTGTAAATACCGCTTGGTGTTGCGCCGCCACCAGATCCGCCTCGAGCCAGAGTTCCACCATCAATGATCAGGTTCAATTTACTGTGCCGGTTCAACAAACCGGGTGCTCCCTGAAACCCATCACGGCGGGTTTTGGTAAAGTTGTAATCTGGATCGGTAGACCATGCACCAAATGCCAAATGTGGCAATCCTCCATCACCACCACGTCCAACAACAGCACCTTTAATCGTCAGATTCACCACCAGATCAGGTGGAAACTCACCAGTATCAATAGCAGGTAATTCTGATGCAGCTGGAACGATATACTCTCGTTTTGGAGGACTAGAGTTGTAGTCAAATTTATAGACAAATCTGGTCTCAGGTCGGTAAGAACTCGAACTTGAAACCAGCGCACCAGCTTCAACTACAAAGCTAATTTCGCCAGTCGTTGGCAAATCCCCTCTTTGCATCTGATACAAACGCACCAGATTTATATCCAGCTGGTCATATCGAATGTAAATCGGTGAATCATCTACTGGCACATCAATAAAGTCCTTGTCATTGAGGTAATAACGTTCATCGTAATTAATTGCCGTAATGGTATTAGAGAACTGGTCAGCAGGTTCTCTTTTTGCAACCAGATAAGGCAATGAGCCTTTAGTATCGTCATTAACTACGGTGTAGATAGTATTCACAAAGTCATCGGGACTAAGCTTTAAGGCCCCGTTCGGTAAACGCCCTAAAACTACTTTGTTCTTGGCTGAACCCGGCGTAACGGGAATCAGGTCCACGGTACCATCCCCCATTTGCAAATAAATCACATAACTCTTGCCTGCAATGAAATCGACATCATGGCTTAGGGTGAGAATTAAACCTTCTTGCTGTACCACCTCGCCGCTTTGATGAATACCATTGCGATAATCCGCTACAGCAATCCGGTCACGTAAAACCAGTAATTCTGATTCTGGTGCCGCATCAAAGGTAATGGATTTGCGCTGGAAGCGCATCTTGTTCCAAATCCGGTATGCATTGAAATGCGCTTGCCACTTGTTTCGTACACCAACAGATTTCACCTCTTTTGGGTTTTTGGCTCCTTTATCCGGTAAATAGATATTGATACGGCTATCGTCGGTCGGATCCGTGTATTCATAGATCAGTCCGTCGTAGTCATCCATCACGCCAAAGGTCAGGTCATGCTTGTAACTATCCGGAATGATATTCCTGAAGTTAAACAGCATTACCGAGTTATCAGTTGGCCGTTCAAAATAAAGCTTGAGCTTATTGTTTTGCCGATATGCAGTACAAAACACCGCATCACAAAGATTGGTAACCAGCTCTTCAAAAGATAGATTCGTATCATCAATGGTAGTACAGAACTCAGCCGCTAGCGGCGTACCAAAATAATCAACTACATCATTATAGGTCCGATAGATGTTTTCAAGATCAATCTCATCGATCGAACGGCGGCCAATCTTGTCATCGAGTGCCATAGATACCAAAGCATCAGCAAAGCTAGACGTTGGATATAGCTCTGTTGTCATTGCCCCGTTTTTATAAGTCGGCAACATTCGCTGAAGATCAAAATTGATCTTGCGGGACTTAACAGATAAAGCTCCAGTGGTTGCATAAGTACGCGCACGAAAAACCGTTTCATGTTCATACACTGTGCTTTGTAAAGGATAAGCACCGTAAAGCGCCTGCCACTTTACTTCATCAACAACTGTTGTGACTGTCGGAGTCGGAGTTAAACGGCGTGCACGGACACTACAACGCCCCTGAAACGTGACCATATCAAGTGTTGCACCAACGGTCTGACGTGACTTTGCCGAACCTTTCAAAATGATCTGCTTCAGCATCGGATTACCAATCGCTGCACCAGATTCATTTACCGGTGTTACTTCAACTTCAATCGTGACATTAACAGCGGCCTGATTCCCACCTGAAGAAACGGTATAAAGTCCATTGGTGGCCACAAAATTACACAGCACCCGGCTACGTTCAACATTGTCCAGAATGAATGGACCAATCCATTTTTCACCTATTGAACTGATCTTTGGTGACAAAGCTGCAGTTTGTTGGTTATTTAACTCTTTAAGCTTTAACCAGTTAGCATTAACGGCCGCCGGATTTGATAACGTCATACGGTCATCAGCTACCGATAGAACGCTATAAGTACCATTTAAATCAAAAGTCTGGCCATTAAACGTGAATGAGGCATTGGTGATTTCTACGCGGTCATTACTTACAAACTTAGTGGTTAAATCTGTGTTGTTTGCCGTTGCCCGAAGAATCTCGTTTGGATATGCAAAATGAAGGTAGTTCGTACCTTCTAAAGATTGTGTATCAGCAGGACGTAAAACTTGGCCATTAACAGAAGTTTGATGCTGAACCGTTAGTGGCGGCGTGGTAATTTCGGTACCAAGCGAGAAATATGGCTCACCTGAAACAATATCTACACCTGGTCGAAAGACTTCTACCGATGCGCCAGCAATATCGACAATATTGGTTTCACCGTCATAAGCTCCATTGATTTTATAGTGTCCACGCCCAATACAGCCCACTACATGCTCAACTTCAACGTTGTTTTCATATACCTTGTAAGGTACTGCGATTAGGTCGGGAGTATTCCACCCAGCTCCATAGTTATCAGCAATACGACCATTCACCCGGATCTTGTTTTCCCGGTTAGAAAGTTCATTGTTTGCTGAAGAAGACTGGTTAGTATTTTGAGTCGTTTGTGCTATTGATGGCGTTGGCATTAAAAATGCGATCGCAATACTAATCACAATCGAAACAATAGCCGCGACCCATTTAGGGTTCTCAACTACGATAAAAGTGCCCGGTAAGAAATCAAGCTGCTTTAAGTCATATGCATTCTTTGGTGTGACTTCATTCGCAAATGAAATTTCGGCATGATCCATATTGCTTGTAGTATGAAAGATACGCACATGTTCAGGCATATGTTCATATTTTGAAGTGAGCCATTGCCCAATGGTTTGAGCCTGTTCAATTGTCTTTTCTTCAGACAAAGCGTCTTTTTTATAAATAACTTTAATCATAATAACTGACCCGATTAAACCCCATTCCCATCACAACCTCTTCAGGCAAATAAGTGACTCCGCTTTCCATGAGGTGAAGAATCTTTTGCCCACGAAAAAGCCCCACATGCGGGGGCTTATTTCTTTGTCTCGGATGGAAGGCGACTATGCAGCCTTCCTTGGGCATGGGTAGCGGATTTAAAAGTTTTAACCGTGAAGATAAAAAAGTAATTTTGCCCTTAGGCTGCATAAAGAGTTCAAGTGCTTCCGCCCGATCTATGCCGTATAGGTCCATTGCAGCTTCATGAACAAAGTGAACACAGTTGTAGTGTTCGTCATCGTATTGCTTATCAAGCAAATGATCATGACTTTTCATATAGCCCCCTTCAAACCACTAAAGCGATCCAGTGCAAAAATGTCCCCAGTTTTAGTGGTATTTAATCGTGGTGATTCAGCCTTGAATGTCACAGCTTTATGGTTCATGGCGACACTTGAGAGTTGTAGTCCGAGTAAATAAAACATTGGAGAATTCAGATTGTCTGAACTGTAAATCCGGTAATTTACTGTTGGCTTTACATCGGGATATTGGCCTTCGATTACCCGTTCAAACTCATCCGGCATTACATCACCTAAACCAGATATAGAGACTGTTAATGTCTGGTCCAGATCACCCAGCATTCCGGATCTTTGAATAGATGCTGGCAAAAATTCATAATAGACCTGACCGGATCCCTCCTTATGTTGAACATAAACACCTCGGTCATCATTACGGACTATTCGGTATGTATTCATAAAAGAAGGATGAGAAAGCTCAATACACTCCAATTGATAGACATCAACTTTCCGATTGAAAAAGAATTTGGCATATTCGTTATCCATTAGACCTCCCAATCCTTAATCAAAGCGATATCGGCAGTAAGGTTAGGCTGGTTTTGAACAACTTCGAGCTGTGCATTTACCCGGTAAAGGTTGCCATTCACTTCATTGGTCTTGAACGAGTTCGGAATGAAGTTACACAGGTATTGCTGACGAGCTCCCTGATCAATCACCAGATCCGCATAAAATGAGGCTGGCTTGTTCTGGTATACCCGCCAGAACGCCATCATTTTATTGAAATCGGTTTTACTTAAATTCCAGTTCACATCAACAATGTGGCTATTACGTTTTACATCGATGTAATAGCGACCACGACCGCCGTCCATCTGCTGACGTTTCACATCATCACCCGGTGTTACGCCATAGCCGCTGGTCTGAGGATTTAGCTTTAACTTGTACATAACTTTCCTTCAGGTAATAAAAAAACCCGCTTTCGCGGGTTCTTTTATTAAAGTTAACTTGATTAATTTTTAGAAATTAATAGATATTACTTTTGAATATAAATACAAAAACATCACTTAAAATTAAATTTATTTATTAACAACCTAGCGCTTCTAATTGCTCTAAAACAATTATTGCTGCACTATCTGCTGTATCAAAATCAACTAGCTCATAATCAAAAACACAACATGCTCCAACCATTTGTTCTGGACGTAACCGCGGAACTTTACCTACATTTTCACGCTGTATCCGCATAAACTCTGGACTCAATTTTCCAATTAATTTATCAAGAATACTAGTTTGCCATTCAATGTCCTGCTCTGTTGTTTTCCAGGTATCTAAATCTAGGATTGGAAAACCGGATTGTTCAAATATACAATTAACAAAAACTGAACATGTAAGGCTATCACCTACCGTATTAGGGGTACTTAGAAAATCACCTCCTGAGATCCTAGATCCACCAAAATTTACGATTCCATAAGGAGCAGGAAAATAGAAAACTTCATTATTATTCAAATCTTTATTATGAGAAATTTGTTCAAGTTCATTAATTATATGTACAAGAGTTCTTTCTGGAATTTTTTCTAAATCAAACCAGTACATAGCATAACCGTCAGAGTCATTACGTCTTTGAAAAAAATAGGTTTCATGCCAGCCAAAATGAGCTAGTACTAATTTATTATCTTCAATAAATACAAAACCAGTATGATTTTGTTCTGATGTTACCTTTTTAATTATGACTCCAAGTTGTGAGTCTTTGGGTTTATAATTAATGTCTTTAATGAGTTGAAATTTTGCATTCATTATAAAAGCTTACTCACAACTAAAATTTATATATTTAAACCGCGATCTAAGCCATACATCTCACGTTTTGGGTTTAATCCCTCATTTATAACAACGTTCTGAGTATATAAATACATTTCTTTCCACAATGAAATTTGATTTTTATAAACATTTGTTGAGCGTAATAAAGCTATGAGAGACCATGAAGTTAAACTACTTTTATTTAACTCTTGAAAAAAATTATTTAAAAACTTAAGGTCTTCAACTTGTACAGCTTGATGCATTAATACTGTCATATATGCAGAAGCCTCTCTTCCTCTATTAGTTGCTTCTAATTTATATATTTCAAAATAATGTTTTTTATCCCACCAAAAACTATTTTTAGAATCTTTAAATATCTCAGGTGAAATAATATTATCTTTACTATCAAGTCTAAGATCATATGATTGAAAAGAACCAATGACACATAAGCATAAAAAAAACGCAAGAAAATCTGATTGATTATTTAGAAAGCTTTTAAAAAAAACACGCATTGATTCAGTATGATCAATGAAATTTTCAACGCTTTTATTTACGCGATTAGCAACTCCATTATAATTAGAAACTACAGTTGTACTACGATTTATAGAATTTAGTGTATTACTCGAAAAAGAAGGTAAACTTAATGAGCTTGAATAGGTATCAACTAACATAAGTACCTCCATTTCTTATTAATTTTTTTACTGAATCTTGTAATAATGGAATGAATTTTAAGAAATCTAATTCAGATCTATGAGAAGCATCTGTATTAACATCTATATTCATTAGAATATTTTTTTGCACTTTAGCCTTGGGAATTCCTATATTAGGATCAATCACCAATGACATTTTCTGACCATTAGAATACTGAACAACCTGATTAATTTTAATATTGTCAATAAAATATGATTTATTAGTTCTATAACTAATTTCTTCTAAATCCTCCTGCATGTTATTTAAATAAGAAACATTACTTCTTAACAAATCACAACCTATTTTTTCATTATCAACAGGTATACTAAGCTCAACAACATTACCAATACGAATAATCTTTTCATTGAGCTGATCAAAAAATACGCTAATTTTTTCGTAAAAAAAATCTACCTCTTTGATTATTTCATTGAAAGTATAAAAATTTTCATCTCTTTCAAATACTAATTGTAAATCAATTAAGCTTTGATCTTTTAAATAAACCAAATTAAATTGCTTATTACTATCAAGATTAGTAATTTCAACATATTGAATCAAACGTCCATTTTCTTCCGATTGGGTCATTTCATTAGAAATTTCAAGCCCAGTTATATTTTTCGACCATTCTTTTTTCTTAAAATTAATTTCTCCGTTAAAGAATAATACAGTACGGATACTATCAATTTGCCATTTAAATTCAGTCATGGTATGCCTAATATGATTTATATAGAATTAATCAAGGTTTGTTATACAAGTCTATTGAACAAATATATGCAATTATTACGGATGAATACACATATTTGAGGAGACTATAATCTTTATAGTTAACACTAGATTTAATTTTCCCAAGGCTATACACTCCAGAGACGAAAATACCTTCTTACTAATTAATAAGAAGGTCTCTTAGCGCGAATATTACGTTGAAATTACTACCGAAGTCAATATCGTAGTTCCGATAAGTAGTCAAGCCAGAAACTTTCATAATCTGTCTAATTCTATTACTTTAGAAAAACTACACGCCAAATAACGTCGTCTTGATAAACGTTTAAATATCTTAAATATATGAAACAAAGTGTATCGAAAGTCAGAAACACTTTGTACATATCGTTAGAAAGCAAGTCGAATACAGCGTATAGGTAGTGAAATGCCCCCCCGTTCGGCGGCCTCACATAGTTAACGGTTACGCCTTACAGTGGTATTCTCAGTCAAAGATCGACTAATAGTTGAGTTTGGATTACCAATTTGATCACTTACAAGCTTCGGTACCGTTCTTGGAAGCTGCTTATCCATTTCATCTTTAACAATGATCCGGACTGTTTGCTCATCCAGTTGTTCGGCTTCAACTGTCGCCCCACTCACCTGATTAATCACTTCAATTTTGAAATTGATTATCGATGAAGCTGGCTCAATTGAAGGCTTAATCTCAGCTTGAGGGCGTGAAGCACGTCCTGAAGTAAAGTCCTGAACATCATCCAGATTTGAGCGATCCAGAACTAAACCATTGGATGAGAAGTAGACCTTGCCATCGTGGTATAGATCAGAACTGGCCGAAGAAGAAGCGATAGGTACGCTTCTATTACCCTTATAAATAATCTGAGAATCTTGAACCGGTTGATTAAAGATATCAGCTTGCTTTTGGCTTTCTATAAAGGCACTAGAGCTCATCATTGCACGGCGCATGACACTATCAGCTGAAGCATTGTTATTGAGAAAAGCTTCAGGGTTTGTACTCTTACGCATTTTCTCAACTAAACCAACTCCCCCCCATCTTTTAATGTCTTCTTGAGACCATACAATCTCGCCTTTGTGCACAGCTCCAGCAACTTCATATTTCCCACCTCGACCCGTGTAACCACCTTCAGCAAAGCCTTGATCTTTGATTGCCCGGATGTTTGCAATAATGCTAGCCCCTTGAGCAACTGCCCCAGCAATCAACGGTAAGTTAAGAGGAAAACCAGCTTTTGAAGCTGCTGCAATATTTTGCTGAATCGCAATACCAGCAGCTGCAATCGCATAAGCTTTATCTGCAGCGAACATGATTTTGTAAGCTTTAGATTGCTCTCCAAACATTGAACCAAACATAGATGTAAGAGAACCCATCATTTGGCCACCAAATGCAATTTGGGTGTTCAAACGATCTTGCTGATATTTATCTTCAATATCCTGAGCATTCTGAGCATATTCGGCAGCAATCTGATTGCGTTGGTCCTGAGCAGCTTGAATGATTGCTGTTTTCTGGTTTTCGAAATCCTGCTGCTTAATTAGTCCAGCTTCGAATTGAGCATTCAAACCATCTAAAGAGTTTTGCTCATTCAGGTCGGTAGCAGCAAATTGACTATCTGCTAAATCATTTGCAGCATTTAAACGGCTAAATCGTTCCTGATCCTGTCTGAAAAATTCTCCGGTACCATTCATATCCGCTTGGATACCACCCCAGTTTTGAGCAGCATTATTCACTTTATCGCGTGTCTCTTTATCCTGATTGGCTTTAGATAATGCGATTAGCTTTTGCCGCTCTTCTATAGAAAGCTTGGTATTCTTAAGAATTTCCTCCCGTTCGAGTCTGTAACGTTCCTGCATGGCTTGCGTTTCAGAAAGCAGAGATAAACGGGCTTGAAACAACCGCTGTTCCTGAGCTAGTTTTAATAACCCTAACTCTTGCTGTTTTTGCTGTTCCAGCAATTCAACAGCTTGCTTCTGCTCAAACTTACTTAATTCAAGGTCATGAGCTGCATTGAACTTTTTACGGTTAAAGGACTCTTCTAGTAACTGTTCCTCGGTTTTCTGGAACTCCTTATAGTCTTCCAATTTCGTTCTAAGGGCTTGTTTGGCTATAGCAATATCATTATCTGCACGACGATTTATTTCCGCCTTTATTTCTGCAGTACGTTCCGGGCTAAAGTTTGCTTTATCAACATCCTCCAGTCTTGCCTTTCTATTATTGTTAATCCGTCCGACTTCACTAGCCACCTCATTTTCAAGTGACCGTTGCAAATCCTGTTGACGTTCAAGTTGAGATTGAATATCACCAGCTGCTTTATCACTTCCTTTACTTGCACCACCTTTCACCTTGCTCTGCATCTTGGGAGATTGATGTAGAAGCTTAAGAGACACTCCATCCTCAAAGATCACTTCACTGACATAACCACCTCCCTTGCTGTCATACCATGTCTTGATATCTTTCACAGCAACATTGGTCGTGATTGGTGTTCCTTCAGGCATTGAAAAATCAATACCTTTATGAAATGAAGAAGCCCCTTTAGTTGGGGCTTTTCGTGGACCATAATTAGAACTGATCTTGTAGGAAGTTAAAGGTTTTCCTCCCGCCTGTAATCGAGCCAGATGTTCATTAGAAACTTTCTGACCTGACAATGAGCCACCATATCGGACGTCAAGATGTGGACCAGTACCAATACCGGATTGACCGGAAATACCGACCAAGCGTTTAGTAAGTTTTGCTTGTTTTTCAATTTCCTGCGTCTGCTTTCTTTTAGCTTCAGTTAATTTATCTTCTCGCTCCTGTTGTTCTTCGATGATCTTGAGATTTCTAAGTGCGCTATCAATTTCATCTTTAGACAAAATTGCACTCATTCCTTTAGCTTTTTGCAGTTCTAAAATGGCATTAGCTTGAGCAACAGTGTAACCTTTATCAAGCCAACCTGATTTATAGATTGAATCAATAACGCTATCTTTTTGCTTGGCTTGATAATCTTGCAAAGCCTTAGTTGCCTTTTCTGCTTCAGTAGCAGTATTTCCTAAAGCATCCGCTTGTTTTTGATGCTGAATTGCCGCATTTTGTGCTTCATTACCTCCAAGTTTCACTTCAACTCTTAATAATTTAAGTTTCTCAGCTGATAAACTTGCTTTAGATGCATTGTCATCATACTGCGCAGCCTGTTTTTTCAGATTTTCATATAGATCTGTAGGCAACTTAATTTTATTTAGACGTTCAATGGCTTCTGTATAGCTGATAGTTCCAGTTCTCGCTTCTTGGGAAATTTTTTCAACCTCCCTATTTCCTCGTGCATAGTTCTCGATATCAATTAATGCAGACCCTACAGCACGCGATGATTTCTCTAATGCTTTATTTTGTGCATTAAAAGCAGTAGTTAAATCATTAACTGCTTTAGCCTTATCATTGCCAGTTAATTTTTTTAACTCCTCATCAGCTTTCTCAGCAACTTTAGCTTGTTCAGCAAGCTTTTGCTTTGCCTCCTCTGCCTTATTATTAAAATAAGAATAGGCTGCCGCTAATCCCATTACTCCTAATGTTGCAACTCCAGCCCACCCACCAATTAATCCAAACGCCCCTTTAGCTAGTCTCCCTGCAATTGAAGTTGCAGTATTTAGCTTAATTTGAGCTGCTGTTTGTGCATTTGTAGCAGCAGTTACTGCTGCCTGTGCTTGTGCGTATCGAGTTGCTGCCGCTGTTGCGCCAAATTTAGCTTGGGTTTCTGCATTTGTTGCTCGCACATTCGCGAGATGAGCTTTTGCTGCATTCAAAGCAGCGGTAGCTTCTGCATATTCTGCTTGAGCATTTAATACAGATGCTTGGCGGCTCGCTAAAGTTGAAGCCATTCCCTCTTTAATAGCAGCGCTCTTCATCAAAATTGCACGAGTGATATATCCAATACCAACTACTAAAGCCCCATCAGCAATTAAATCTAAATTACTTGCAAGAGTTTGAACTGATCCAGCTAATACCTGTGCCGCACCACTTCCCTTACCTGCTTCGCCAACAAATTTTGTGATCTCGTTGTTTAGGAGTGTGAGAGACTGCCCGATTGTGATATCTGTTTTAGCAAAAAGAGCATCAACATCAGATTCTACATTTCTAAGCGCTTTTACAATTTCTTGTGAAGTAATTTTTCCTTCAGCTGCTACTGAACGTAATTCACCTACAGTAATACCCATACCTTTAGCAATAGCCTTTGCTAGTGCTGGGGTTTGCTCCATTACAGAATTAAGTTCTTCTCCACGCAACGTTCCACTAGCCAAGGCCTGCCCGAACTGAACTAAAGCTGCATCAGCAGCTTCTGCGCTTGCACCACTAATTGCTACAGCTTTAGAAACTGTTTCAGTTAAACGTGCTGTGTCATCCATTGTGAGGTTTAAAGTTTTGGCATTATCACTAAAACGCTGGTAAACCTGTAACACAGAATCCCAAGCTGAATAGGTTTTTTGAGCAATTCGGAAAGTGTCTTCCGTTGCTTTATTTAGTTCAACTTGATTGTTAGTGACTAACTTAAGGCGATTTTGTAATCCAGTATATGTATCCATCTTTGAAATGGCTGAACCTACTGTTAATAAACCAGCCATGTGTCCAGCTAAAGCTCTGGTGGCTACAGACAAGCTGTCCATAGACTTAGATGCAAATTCACCTTTACGTTCAATGCTAACAAGTTCATTGCCTAGATTACGCGCATTACGTTCAGCATTTTGCGAATCAATAACAATGACCAAACGGGATTCTTGTGCCATTTTACTTTCCTCTAGGCAATAAAAAACCCACTCAATGAGTGGGTAGTTCTTTTTAAGTTAAATATAATTACCAAGCAGGGTAGTTAAACCAATTTTAAAAAGCATCCTAGGGTGCTTATGCAAGATATTATTTATTCTCATGGTAACGAAGAATACTAGCTACTTTTTGAAATAAGTAGCCTGCAAGGAATCCATTAAATATAATTCCGATTCCTGTTGCTATCATAACTCCAGACCAAACCGTTTCTTTACCATAGTAAGAAGCTACTTCAATTCGACCAAATGCAAGAATAAATAAAAAACCTGCGATAAAGCCAAGAGCTATTAACACCCACCCGATAGCATTACAAACTTCACTTTCTCTCATTGGTTTATATTGTGGTGCACTCATCTTAATCTACCTTGTTAAAGTTCTTCAAAACTTTGTAAGTAATATCTTGATTAGTGGCATCAATTACTTCCAATAAAGCACCTTTATAACCTATTTGCTTAGATTGGCTTAAATCATATTCAACATCATTATTGAATGCAGGACGTGCTTGATTACTTGAGAATTCACGGTACCCGACATTAATTTTATTTCCAAATTTTCCACTATAAATTAATGTTTGTTGGAAGGAATTATCTGATGCAATTGCTACTGTCTTCATAGTAGCTTGATGTTTATCAGTACAGTTTTTTGCATTAAATACTGTTACTACACAGAGCTTACCTTCAGTATCTAACATAACTACTTTAAATGGGTCAGCTAAAGGGTTTTTCTGAACCATCCCCCCACCACTGACAGTGTTGAATGGCTGAAAATATTGCCCTTTTTCATTTTTGCCTGTTTTTAAGTAAATGCCTGAAGTAAGTGAATAAGCAAAACTAATTTTAATATTTTCAGGGACGTTTAGAACTTCACGATCAACCACCATTCCCTGTTCAAGCATTTGATCCCCTACAAATGCTTTATTAACTGATCCAATTGGCGGTTTGCTTATATTTTTAGGTATAGCTTGATAATTATAGGCTGGAGTAGCGCACCCCACCAACCCAAGACCAATTAAACCCGCAGCCAATATTTTTTTCATGAATTTCACCGTTTGTTATAAAGTGTACTAACTTTAACAAACTGGTTACTAAATGTCACATAAAGGAAAACCACCCGAAGGTGGTTTCTATCAAATAAAACTAACTAAGCTATTTCACAATTGGTTTGATGCCATGAATGGTTATTTCCATATGAAAAACTAATTTCACTTGGTACTAAAGTTCGTTCCTGATGATTTAATGACTCAATCATACTTCTTAGTTTGCCATCACCTTGAACATGCTCTTTATATAATGCACGAAGTAATAGCTCAGTAGGTTTACCAATTAAACCGCGATCAGCTTCCCAATGTCTAATACTAGTCTCACTGACTCCTAAAAGCCCAGCAAGATTCTTCTGTGACAAGTTTAGTTCTTTACGTAAAAAACGAATTTCCTCACCATTCAAGTCAGGCTTTTGCGTAATTAAGAACAACCCAATGGCATTATGAAGCTCATGAACAGATTCAATAGATACGAGTTCACCATAGTCTTCATCATTTTCAATTGTAAATCCATTGCGCAGCCAAATATTGCTCAGACCGCATTCTTCATAGTGATACATAATTTAGCCTACTCTCTAAATGTAGTGACTACTACTGAGAATTCACCGTTCTCGCTCTGCTTGATTGCAACAGCTGTTGTTATGTATTCGCCTGCAGTGCGAACAGAAACATTTAACTGGCAATCACCACGAGTATTTGGGTACGGCCCCTCAGTAATATCTCCATGCTCAAAACAGCAAATAATTTGCTTCATAGAGATACAGCGTTCTTTCATTCTTTCTTTTGCATGTGCAGTTAACTTGATTTTGCTAGTATCTCTAGCAAATGCTCTAAGTTTTTGTTTAGCTTCAGTTAATGTTAAACACATACAAGCAAACACCAAGGTTCTTGGAAAGAGTAAAAGAATGCTGAACCGTCAAATATTGACGGTAAGGTGATTATTCATCATTTGATAATCACGCGCAACACCTTAAAGGTAATTTTCTGTCAATCCAGATCAAGTATTTTGTAACATCGACTGCGTTATTTTGAGTCGCGTTTAAGAGCAACTGCTTAATTGTTTGACGTTTTGACCAAATTAGGCTTTTCAGTCCCTGGCAATACCTAATTTGGTCACTTACCTTTGCTTTTGGTTGATATCTTCTTATGGCACTCCTCCAAAAACAAATTATCCAACGCAAAAATACAGTCATTAAAAATATGAGCAGCCACTGGCAAATCATTATGCTCAGCATAGACATTGATAGCCTGCTGATCTAAAGATAACGGTATGCTTTGCTCATAACGTCTGGATCGACATATAGTGCTAAATGCCGAAAGAATTGAATCAGCCGCATACGAATATTCTGGCGGATCCGGAATACGGCCGCCTAAGAACTTGATTTGCTCGATTTCGTGCGGCGTTTTCGACGCATACGTTTTTTGGTATTTGTAGAGCTCCATGACTTTCCCAGAATTAAAGCCTTGTCCTTGTCTGCGTCTTCCTGAATCTTCTGGGCCTGTTCTTTAATGAATAGCCAGATTGAAATACCAATATCACCAAGATTAAGAAGCTTTGAGGCATTCTCAGGTGTATATGGCTTTTCGGACTCAACAGTTTTACCGTCTACGATTTCGGCAAATACCACACCTTTCCAGTCTTCGATTAAGTGGGCCGCGCATGCATCCATTAAAAGCTCGTGGTAAAGCTTGGCATTTTCATCTTTTACCATTACATCGTAGCCTTTAGACGAGATCTGGTTTCCTGCTCGTTCAATAGCTACCTGAAAGGGTTTATATGCGATACCACGGACTTTGAACTCAGCCTGTACCTGTCCATCAGAATCCTTATATTCACACCATTTTGATACGTCTGAGCTTTTAATAATTCCGACTTTTAAAGCCATAACAACCTCTGATTTTTAGAAATAAAAAAGCCCATGGGATTCCATAGGCTTTGTTACTGAATAAGCTGATTACACGAGAGCACGTACAATCGTTGGTGCTGTACGGACTTGGGCAAAGTTGATATCTAAAGTAATGATGTCGTCACCCCCGTCATCTGGGTGATTGGCTTCCATCACTTCTAATTGAGGGAAGTTAAACGAGTATTTACTGCCTTTGCTGTCTTTAATATCAAAGGTCAGCGTAAACACATCTCGGGTTTTAATGGCATCAATCCACCCTGCCGCAGTTGCCGAGAACATGAAGGAAGCATTTGCTTCGATATCCATCATCTTTTCAATGTAGAACTCTGGTGTGTACTTGCCTGAGCCGATACAACGGATTGCTTCAAGATTGTTATTAATTGAAAGCGTAAGAGACTGCAAACACGCTTTACCTTGAATCGTCTGTCCATTTACCAGTAAGTTTTCCACGTTTGGCATGCTGACCAGTGGACGGGTTGTTGCAGCTATAGGATTAGTAACAGGATTGACTTGCTGACGTGTAAATGAGCTACCTACCAGTCCAAAATTACCAGTGATTTTCCCAGTTGTTTGAATGGTGATTTCACCGGTATTCACCTGTACACCACGGTAAATAAATACCTGACCGATATCTTCAAATACTTTGACCAGTGTTAAAGATTTACGTACGGTACCGCCAAAGCTTAAAGCATTTGCTGCCCAGTTATTAAAGGCTAAAGCACTTAAGAATAAGTCAAATGTTCCAAGAGATAGTTCAAACTCTAACTGGCCTGTTACCTCTGCTTCAGTAACCACACCACCTTGTCGAAAACGTGAATCTACTACTTCACTGCTTTCTTCAGTTGAGACGTTTTCAGATAAACCATCACTGACACGGCGAACCGTGTACCAGATCGGGTTTGCCGGAGTTGTTCCCAGCACCGCTTCTTCACAAGCATATAATCGAATTTTTGCGCCTGAACTCATTTATAGTTCTCCAAAATTTAGGCATAAAAAACCCGCTTCATCAGCGGGCAGTTATAAAAGATGGGCGTAAAAAAACCCGCTAAATTTGCGGGTTTTTAATGTGTTGCATCTGTGTCGGAGATCACTGGCGGTTCCACACCATTCAAGGCTGCAGCTACTGCCTGAGATAAGTTAGTAGGCTGGAACTCCAATGGTGTTTCACTCAACGGTTCTTCAGGCTCTGGTTCGGGTTCTTCATGCAATCGAATATCAATCCAGCGAGTTTCTGGAATATCTACAGGATTATCGAAATCAGGAATAATTGAGGCTGTTTCGATATCAAATTTTTTCTTGTAGGTTTTTACTGCAATATCCCCATCTTCATGCTGCTCATAAGACACAGCAACAAGAACATTACCGTTTGCATCTTTAGGCATTTCAATGTACCAGCCCTCTTTAGCAAATCCCAGAGAACCTTTAATCAGGTAGTCACCTGTACCTAACTTTTCAAAGTTAATCGGCTGTTTTGAGGCATCTTCATTGAGTTCAAGTGAATCAGCAAATAGTCTTGCAATCGGTGAAGCTGCCTTGTAAACCCCGTTCGAATCAACAGTGAACCCCTTGGAGCGAAGTTCGCCAGAAGTCTCAACAGTAACCAATTTGCCGCTGGTCGCGCTGTTATCGGTCGTATAAACGATATTGTTCTTGCTCGTATAAACGATTTGCTCTGCTTTACTTAAGGTGTCAGTGGATGGCACATAATTCCATGCAATTACAGCCATACAATTGGCGCGTGTTGAGGTGTAATATGGTAAAAATAACTCCGTACCTGTAAATTCTCCACGAGTAACCACGATAGAAGGTGCATAAGCAGCTATATAGGGATTTGTATAAATACTAGTGGGTGCATTCTTAAAACGAGTCTTTTGTCCCCCTGCTTTATAACCAGCATCAATATCATTTCCGGCTTCTGAAGTTGGAGATCCACCATAACCTAAGTTAGATAAACCATAAGAACCATAAGCTGCTACATTACCGCTTTCTACTCCAACACCTCTTGTTGCCGCTGTACCTAAGCCCGTAACTTGAGTCCAGTCTGGAGTGAGGTTTGGAATGCCCGAAGCAAAAGGCAGCATAAATTGCCGCTTACCTTGAGCTGAGTTATAAGGGAATGGTCGATGATCCCAAGAATATTTAAAGACTAGATTTGCCATTATGCAGTCACCCCGTCAATTACCTGAAAAGTCAGAGTCTCAGTGTGTTGAGTCACACCACCCACGACGGCTTTGATATCCATCTGACACAAGCCTAAAGGCCATGTAGCAGTGCTTGTTCCCGATTTAATATTGAGCCAACCTTTCTGAGTGCTTTGACTTAACGCTGCACAAGTCAACGTTGCTACGGCGGTTCCGTCCAGAGTTTTAACTTGCGAAGTAAAGGTATACCCCGTTAAATCGATTGCTCGACGTACATCATTGGCTGGATATTGCAGTGCATCATCCATATCAACTAGCTGCAGATTTAAGTTGAATGTGTCACCACGCTTAAAAACAAAATTGCTCATAAGTGATTCCTATAGACATAAAAAAACCACCGATGAGGTGGTAGTGAATAAGACATAAAAAAAACCGCTTCTTAGCGGTCATTTAATAAAAAGAAATTTAAGGCTTGTAATCTAAATCAACATTTACTCCAGTAACAACGTTATGTTTAGGCCCTCCGAGACTAACAACATTAGCCAAACGTATATTCACATCAGAAACACATAGCTTGTTTTCGCTTTGCCACTTCTTCAGTTCAACAGACATAACATCTTCAAGATGTCTTTCCAGTTCTTGCCGTTTAATTTCGATTTCTTCTAAAGTCAGCATACATGACATATTAATTCACCTTAAACCCAATGCTCACATTATACTGAATGAAATCAGCATCTTTACCCGCATAAATAGATTGGCCATTCAAACATTCTAAGTGTTCGATTGTGAAATATTCAAAATGTGCCAGCAAAGCATCGCCAAGAACCGTTAAAGCTTTTTCTCCCACATGAAGTCGATCAAAGCATTGAATCATGATATTACCGGTACGGCGAGTACATGGCTTATCTGCAATGCCAGAAGTAAAACTGGGACCACCTGCAATCGTTAAGCGGCACCAAACACCATCTTTAGGTACATTAAAGCCTGGTAAATTTGGATACTGGATTCTGTCTTGCGTAATACCGGTAAAAGCTTGCATACGATCGATAATAGCTTGCCTTGTCTGCTCTAAAGTCATTGCCATTTTAGCCACCGTACTTTTGAGTAATGTAAGTAAACGTCGTGCTATAAATGCCCTGCGGTGCTTGATCGGACCAACCGTTTTCTAAGCGTTCAGCATAAGGCTGGTTGTTCTGTATGTAGACCAAATTGCCCAATTTAATCTTTACAGCTTGAATAGCAGCATCTTGAATTGGGTTAGTTTCAAGTCCACGTATGCCATAGTCACCAGATCCAACCGAAACCATATGTGAAGCACGATAAGCCCCAGTATCAACAGGACTTAGATTAACCAAGGATTGCACAGCATCCATGACAATATGCTTCACATGGTCTTCTGCTGCTTTAGATACCTCAAGACTAAAACTAGTCGGCTTTTTCCCCTTCCATCCCATCATTTAACTCGCTTTCTTCATACATTTTAAAAAGGTCTTGAGCGATCGCTTGAATCGAATATGCTTCAAATTCTGAACTAGGCTCTTTTTCTCCCATGAGCTTCTTAACTTTCTGCCAAACATGAACAGCTTCATGTAAAAGCAAGCCATAGATCTCTATCAATTTTCTTTCTGAGGTATCTCCCAACTGAACAGCTGCATAAGCACCATTAGAATAGAAATCAACTTGCGCCGCTGCGCCTTCAACAGACAAGAACGTATCAACGTTATTCATGTCCTCGAATAACAGATCCATGTGAATTTGATTTCGAGCTAATGTGTATTGAACATGTTGAAATGGAGAGATATGCCATAAAGGAACATAATTTGTACTTATCATTTAAACTCCTAATTTGCGCCCATTAAAAAACCCACCGAAGTGGGTTAATTTTACTTAAACTTTTTCAAACTTATTTTCTTTGTATATATTGCAAATGGGGACAACTTTTTAATTATAGCTTCTGTTGGTTTGTTATATGCATCTAAATTGATTCTAGATTGAATATTAAAATTCATATATTCTTTAGGATCTTTAGCTTTCAACGCGTTATTTCTAAGTAAAACATAAGTATCTGTAGACACCATATTATAATTAGTAAATAACATGCCTAATTCTTTTTCATGAAGACAATTTTCTATAAAAAGTGCGCTGCGCATATTAATTTGAGTGAGATTATTTAATCTTTCAATTTTTTCTTCAATTAATTTTAAATCTTTTTGAGTCTCATATCTCAAAAGTGAAATAATTGTCATTTCCTCCAAAATATTCTTAAGGAGTTCTTTTACTTCGTTTGCAACGACCTCTTTTCCTTTTTGTTCATGCCAAATATGATAAACAAATAATGCAATTCCAAGTGGAATTATTATTTGAATAAACTTTATCACCAAGTCCCAATTAAGATTACAAGCTTCCATATATCCCCCTATTTTAGAAAGATATTAGACCAAGTATTTAAACCTTCCTCAACTGACATTTCCAAATAGTTGCGGCTGGATCTTGTTTAATATGAATTACCCGGAATGAGCCTAAGTTTGTAATCCATTCATCATCAATTTTAGGTGTCATGGACACTTCATTTTGAAGCACGGTAGCCTTCTTATCTGTGGCCAAAACTCCAAGTGTTTGGATCTCATATTGACTGTATGAGCCAAACAGAACGCCACGGCCAGAATAATTTTCTTTAACTTCAACATAAGTTTCTGTCTTAGGATCCCAATTTGTTTTAGAGATCCGCTCACAAGTAAATGAATGAACGGCGTCCGCCAGATCAGCATTAAATGCTTCAGCAATATCTGCCTGAATTTCGTCACGTAAGCCCATTAGATTTTCCTGACAAAAAAGACGGATTTCCGTTTGCAATACGGTTTTATCAAATCAAGAATGAATTGCTCGATTGCACTAAGCTTTACTGATCCGTCCTGATATTCCTTTTCGGTCTCAACTGTATCAGCTTTGACTTTCTTACGTTTTAGTGCCTGTTCTTGCCCTTGATATAGATCACCTTTCATAATGCCCTTGATGATTTGATAGGAGGCCGTTTTTAAAGGTTCAGGTACTTGGGTAGCATCTTCATAAAGCTTAACGTTACGTGCTAATAGATAAGCTTCTGACATCTGAAGGTATTGAGCCTTATCACTAGCAGATAAAGCATCAAAGCCTTCAACATGTTCTATCGCTTCTTGTTCAGTGATAAAGCTCATGAATTATTCCTTTGGAATTAATGCTAAAAGTTCATCTTTTTTAGCACCTGCTTCAAATGCAATGCCTTTTTCAGTCAAGACCGCACGCAACTCATCAACTTTTAGACCTGCATAGTTAATTGGTTGTGGTTGAGTATCACTGGGCTTTTGGACATCTTCTGGTTTTTGACCATTATTACCTGATTCAAGTTCAGCAATACGTGCTTTCATTGCTTCAGGATCATTTTGAAAAGCAATAAATTCGCCCTTAACAGTTGCCAGTTGTTCTTCGAGTTCAGCAATTTTTGTTTCTGTCATTTGTTGTCTTTCCCGTGCACGGTTAAATGATGAAAGTCCCATTTGTGGATCTCCAAAAAATAAGGCGGTGTAACCCGCCTTTTTGTTATTTGATCTTGTGCTTGAATGCCACAATACGGATCTGTTTAGGATCGTAGACACGTTCCCAGTTTGCAGCTGTTGCTAGACCAGCGTTATTAGGAGCAATACCTGTATCACCGGCCCACTTAATGCCACGAGGATGTAGTACAAAGTGACGACGGTTAATAAGAATGTCTGTTCCAGCTAAACTATCACGGTCTGTTTCTACACCAACTGGTGCCCCAATATCTTGGAAACCAATCGCGCCATAACCAAACAAGTAAGAAGTAAATACGTCGCCTTCAACTGGCATGCCGTCATCTACAATCACACGGCGATCCATAAAAGTTTTGTAAAGCACCACACCATCAGCATCACGCACGGTTTCAATTAAACCTTGCTTGGCTAGTGCTGCCATTGTGAATGAGTGCATTGAAATCGCTGTTAATTTATCAACAGCATCACCCAGTTTATAAGATGCATCGATAAATGAATGACCATCAATTACGGCTGCTGCTCCAGTACCAGCCGAAATATCATGGGTATTACCTGCCATGCTTGCAGACCCAAATACACCTTTAAGTGTATTTACGGTAAACCCCTGAAATTCACGAGCCCAGTAATCTGCTACAAGATCAGCAATCGCACCCAATGGGTCATCACCAGATAATGCTTTAGATAAATCATTTGCACCCCAAGCCTTACCACGGGCATGCAAAATAGCAATATCTTTACCAGCCGTGATGTTATTTACCCCAAGAGCTTTACCATCTGAAAGTACTTCGGACTCACCGCTTAAATCATTCCAGAAAGGAATATTTACTGTAGTACCACCTTCTGTACCAAAAGCGACTTTTTCATCAAGCTCCCCGACAATGCCTGACTGCCATAATGCAGATCTCTCGGCAGTCTTATTTAATACGTACGGAGTAAATAACTCAGGTACGATTACATCAGCAATTTTTGTCTCAGCCATTAGGCTTTACTCCTTAAAGTTTAATACCGTGTTTTGCCGCTAGCTCTTTAGCTAGTTGCGGATTTTCATTTCGTAATTGCGCTAATTTGGTCATATTTACCGAGCCATCGGCTTTGAGAATGTCTGGCTGACCTTTTGAATTGTTGCTACCAGGTGCGCCCATGCCATTAGGTTTAGGCCAGTAATACGGTTTTTGCTCGCGTAGAGATTCAACCCATTCTTTTGGGGTCATCGGTGTCTGACCGTCTTTACCAATGACCACATCCCCGTTTTCATCAACTGCCACAGCTTTGCCGTTTTCATCTAATGCAAACTTTGTCTGAGCTAAAAAGGCGATATCAGGGGTCGCTTCTGGCAGTGCTTCAAGTTCAATAGCAGCCTGTACAATTTGGCTTTGAATCACTGATTGCTTGAACTTTTGTGCATAAGCTTCGGCTTTATCAGCACGTTCTTTTTCAGCCTTCAGTAACTTTTCATGTTCTTCACGCATCTTCTCGGTACGCTTCTGAATCACTTCGTTAACTTTGCCTTCCGCGATTAATTTGGCTTCTTCGTCTTGGTCAATTTGGGCAAAGACTTTTTTAACAATTTCAGGATCAATCCCTTCAAATTGTTTCTGAAGTTTTTGAAGTTCCAACTTTGCATTCTTAGCAGCATCTCGCTCGCTTTGAAGTGCAGATTTCAAACCTTTTGGATCTTCATAACCTTCCAAGTCAAGGCGAAACTTCCCGTTTTCCTCGACATATAAAGCACGGTGCTCTTCTTTGATTGCATCAAGTGAATCAACAATAAATGGCAATGACATGTTCAAACCTCTCGTTTGATTGGGGTAAAGCCTTATCTCAAGGCAATAAAAAATCGCCCCTAAGGACGCTAAATTTCGATTGAAAACTTAGATATTTGTTGCAAATAAACGGTAGCCTTCTAGCTCCCAAAGTTTATTTTCGGCTGACTTTTCTGCATTTCCACGAGCCATACGCTCACCAATTTCAGCATCAAAGTTTTCAGCATTCACACATGCACTAAAACCCGTTGCTAGGAAAAACTTTCCATCTAAAAATGCATGGACAAAAGTAGATGTCGTGCCACCGGGGCGTTGCTCAACCGTATATGTAACACGCTCCATCAATGAATCAATTTGCGCTTTAGTTACTCGGGGTGCCACAGACTTTTCAGCTAACTCTTGCTCTGTTACTTCTTTGATCATTTTCTTCTCACAAAAAAAGCACCCGAAGGCGCTAAGGTTAAAAATTAAGTTCTAATTGATGAGTGCAATTGCTTTTAATCTTTCAAAAGTAAAACCATAAATTGCCATGGCTCTTGAAATCTTAATTTGAAGAAATGGCACCAGAATTAATTTTGTGCTCAGAATATATTGAGCATCTGACATAGTGAATTGCTTTTCAGACATTTGTAATACCTTTCGCTACATTTCCTTTGTTTGATTTGGCCTTGGTGCATCACTCACTAAGCGAACACCATGAGCACCATATGCTTCAAAAGTTACAGTAATTGTTGCGGGTCCATTTAAGGCATCAGAATTCATCTGTACTGCTCTTTGTCCAGCTAGAGGTTGTCCAGTTTCTTCATCACAAATAACCAGATAACCTTTCAAAGTAGGGTGACGCTTTAGCACTAAATGTCTTGACTCACTCATAAGCCCAACTCCTTAAAGGTTTGCTCATCCAACTTTCGAAGTTGGTCCAATGTGTATAATCGCCCCTCTGGATCGAAGAACTTATCAAAATCAAATTTCCCTTTCTTATAGAGCTTGTAACGCTTCGGTCCTAACCATTCTCTTTGAAAGAAATCATCAGTCTTTTTGAAGAACTCTTTAAATGTGGTATTAGCATCTAGCTGCCCTATTAATTGGCTTCGCTCTTCTTTTGGGATGTCCTTCACTCGACGTTCGTCCATTACAAATGGCCGTTCACCAACTAATTTCCCGTCTTTCTCTACGGGCACCAGAATACTGCGGCAATTTGGATGCAACGGCGGTACCCGCTTTGCTGGGTCATTCACTTCCCAAACAGATCCGTCCAAAGAAGCACATAATTTCGTTGTTCTCCCATCTAAGACACTGACAAAACGTACATACTCAAAACCGATTTTATTGAAAGTGTCTAAATATGCTTGATTCGCCACATGGCTCCGTACAGTTCGTACGGTACGGTCAATATCAGCTTTGGAACTGGTTAATAAGCCATCTTCATAATTAAGGCGTTTGGTACCACGAATCCGCTGGACGATTTCCTGATTAGTTTTGCCTGAGCTAATCCCGTCACGAATAGCATATTCGACCTTTTGACGTGCACTTTCAGCAATCTTGCTTAGAAGATCATCTACAAGAGCACCACCAACTAAAGGGACCTTCTTAGCAGCAGTAAACAGCTTTTCACCATTTGGCTTTTTGATCTTGCCGCCGTATAACTTAGCTGTGTAATTAGCCTCATATACAGCCATTGCAGTTGCTGAAACTGCAAATGCTTCAGGTAAGGAAGTATTTAGTCCAAGGAACCACTGAGAAATTAAATCTCGAATCTCTTTGAGATTAGCAGTAGTGTACTGCCCACTTGCTAAAGCCACTTTTTCAGAGTCATTTAATTCATCGAGCAAATCCCGAAGCCTTGCCAACATTAATGTCGACTCATCATTAAAGATTTTAAGTAGCTCATTAACAGATTGAGAAGACACCCTATATAAATACGCCTGATGTTGGGTAAGTATTTCAATCAGCGATTTATCTTCTTTTGAAGCCATGCGTCACCTCTACAACGGCATACTATCTCGCTCACTTTCAACACGCTTCAACTCTTCCTGAAAATCATGAGCTGGCAACTTACCAGTAGCGATATATTCCCAATACGTCTGGAACGAATTCTTTCCAGCTATAGCACCTTCATATAGTTGCTTAGCAAGATTGATGTCGTATTGCTGGACAATAAATTCTGGTTCGACTGTGAATGTATATTTTGACGGATCCAACTTTAACCATTGGGCAGCATATTTGATTGCCTGCTCAATAGCCGCAGCAGCACACGTCACAATGCTATGTAAGCTTGCTTGCTGATCATCTTGACGTGCACGGCGCGCTTCCCCTGATTCCTGTGTATTGGTATCGACTACCTTGGCACCGGCTTCAAGAGCAGCATTTTTTTGTGCATCCATTTCCTTTTTGGTGAGTTCAATGCCGCTACCTGAAATTTCGAGATAACCACACTGAGATTCACCAGGAAGGCTCCAGACAGCCATCACACCAGTAACGCTAATATCTTCATCACCCTCAAGTCCATTAATCCAAGGCTGCGGATGAGCTGTATGGTGAAGTGACTGGTAATAATCTGCACTTAGCTGGTAATACTTGAGTGCTGCCTTAGCCATGGTAAGCAATGGTACCGTTCCAACTTGTGGAGAATTATCGGTCGTGCCACAGAAAACAAACGGCGTGAAAGATAGCTGATTACCGCCGAGATCTGGCGTTTTATCTTCTTCAACAGAGCCATCAAATAACCGTACAGTTAGCGCACCATCAACCATAGATAAAACACGGTGAACCGTCTTTGTATCATGCCCAAACTCATCTTCACTATTTTCGAATTGTTCCTCGAGCACTAACAGCTTTAGATCCTTACGGCCACCAATGCTGTTTTCCTTCCAGTTAATGATTGATAGCGCATCATATAGAGCGAAATATGGCACACCAGCCCCATCAACATCGACAAGCAAACCACAGCGACCATATTCAAGTAATTCTAGGCAAATACGGATAAAGAGTTGTTTAAGCCCAAAACCATCATTGGTTGCATTCTCTATCAAACCCTTTAACAGAGAACTTTCAATTACGATATTAGGTTCCAGCTTTGAAACTAAACCAATCATCGTACGTAATGAATCCTGAACCCATAATGGATACTGAGCTCGACTTAGATAGGCTTTATAAATCTCTCCAGTCGTATCACCTTGCTTTTCAGCCTCAATCATTCCGGCCGATTTAGCTAGGTACTTTGTTTGTGCCTGTTTGATCTGCTCTTCACCAGCAACGGCGTCCCGCATAATCTCCCAGCTTTTTTGTGCAGCAATATACTGCGGATGTTTATCAGTAACTGCCATAAAAACACCAATAAAAAAGCACCTGAGAAGGTGCATTGATTAACGAGAAAAACCAGCGATTGCGCGCCGTTTAAATATTTTCTGAATGATGACTGGGAATCTCTTAGCTATTGGATATCCACCAGCGTCCCCAACGTGGTCCAAACCAGCGCTTTTATCTGGCATTCCAAAATCATCATAGACTTGCTGTTCTAAAGTAGCCGTAAAGTTAGGACACTTGTTTGTGTTCACTTTTAAGTGTCGTTCACCCTCAGCATTCAGAATTTGTGCATTAACTGCAGTGATACGATCTTTAATACCGGGATTCACACCATTAACTTCAACTTTGAATCCATTTTTCTTTAAGATTGCATGATCAGATTCACTGAAGTTCTTTGATGATGTTGCCTGACCTGAAGCATCTGGAATCACAGTAATATCGTGATCTGGAAAGCGCTCATTAATCAGTTGACACATCGTCGGTGTATCTCTCACGCCAACCAGTTCATCTAAAGCTCTTGGCTTCCCTTCTCTAATGACATAAACCACAGCAGCCATTTTAAGCACGTTAAAATCCATACCAATGAGTAAAGGCTCACCTTTCTTAATTTCTTCATCCGTGTGGTTTAGAACTCGATCAAAGTCGGGGTAAACAGCACCACTGGTTAAATTGACAAACTGCCCTCTTAAATAAGCTGAAATTAATTGCGGCGGATAAGACTCATAAAGTGATGATATGTAGTCATCTGGAAGATTAGCTTCATTGTCATAAGTTGAAGCTTGAATCATTCCATATAGCTTACGCTTAGCCTCTGATTTATTTGCCTCTTTAACAAATTGCTCGTATGTAAACTTAAAACCTTCAGGTGTAGTGGCCACATCAATACCGTTGAGCAAACCAGCTTGCTTATAACGCATACGTGCGATGATCTTACGCCAAGCCTGTTGAGCTTTGACCTTGGCCATAACATCAAGTTCATCAATCAAGGCGTGGCCAATTTTAAAACCTACAATTGTTGCTGGTTTCTCCATAGACCGGCAAATGATTGTCGTTCGATATTGCCGACCATAATAGATATCCACCTCTTTATTGGTTTCATAAACCTTAGTTTTAAGCCCCCAATCGAAAGCAACCTCTTCAATAGTTGGAAAGAAAATGTCGCGAATCTGCGGGTAAGTTGGAGCAAAATAACCCAAAGGTACTTTAGGGAATTCCCAAGCTTTGTTGCATAAACTGGAGCATCCAACCCAAGTCTTTCCCGATCCAAAGCCAGCGACAAATGCGCGGAACTTCTTTTCCATCTGCAAAAAATTAGCCTGAGGTACATTCAGTGTCGGATTGATGTTCGGCATCTTTTTTACTCGCATCCACAACTTGAATAGTTACCTTGACTGGTGTTGGATCTTCATCACCTTCACCCTCTCTTAACTTTTCAATCTCAAGCTGCTTTAACTCAAGATTTAATAACATCAGGTCATAACCCTGCATTTCTTCCCGAACCTGTTTAATAACCCCTTGCTTCATAAGCCTGTTGTTCTTCCAGTCTTCATAAATCTTCTGAAGCTCTTTAAGCCGGTAGGCTTTATTAGCTAGCGGGATGTCATAAACATTCTTTTTAAAGTCCTCTCGGGTTTTATGAAAAAGGTCTTTATATTTCTTACTTAAATTCTTTCCTGCCGCTTTTGTCGGGTCATAAAGTTGTACCTGTTTTCGATCAATCTCAATGTTAAATTCTTGCTTGACAGCATTAGCTACCTGTTGAGGGGTATCCATGCAGGCAAGCGCTTGAACAATAAATATTTTTACCTGTTCTTTAAGTGCAGCCATACCCCCACCTTTGTCTAGCTACGTCTAGCAAAGAAGGCAAAAAAAAGAGCCATTCGGCTCAGTTGATTACGCAGTTTCCGCAGCATTTTGAAATATCAAGTTTCGAAACAAACGGCGGATTCTTTGCAGCTTCAACGATACGTTTAACGCTTTGACTCGCCCCCCACCGTTTGGTTACACCAACAAACTCTTCGACATCGTGACCAGCTAAATAATGTTTAGGTAAACCTGTTGAGCTACTAAAGATCATTTCACCGTCTTCATCACGTTCTACGCCTATATGGTAGAGTTCATGCTCAAGCAAAGCACAAAACTCACGATCATTTGCTTTGTCGCAAAATGTAGCATCAATGGTGATCAAGTATGTTGGCACAAAGCCGAACCAGTCTCGCATCTGTTGCTCTTGTCTAGCTTTACGCCAGCCACCAACATTGAACATGACTTTTTCGCACTGGCCTAACACCATAGCTTGCTTGCTTTTATATGCAGAAGAGGCCCAAGCAAATGCTAAAAATTCTTCATTATCATGAAGCAACTCAGCAATATGGTTATGATCAGGGTTATGAAGTGGTCCACCTATAGTTAAGTAGTTAGCCACAACCCATTTTTTTAGATCTGGTGCTGGTGTTAGTCTTATTGCTTCTTCTTCATCTGCTTGATCAATAAAATCAGTCGGTGGAAATGGTCTGATCTGCTCCATCTTCAATTCTCGCTAATTCGTCTTTAATCCAGTTAATGACATATCCCGACAAAACAGAGTCTGGATGAAAGCGCTCTATTTTGTAACCCATCTCTTCAGCATGATCATATCGATCAAGACTCCAAGCCTTATTTGATAGCTTTCCGCTACGGCCACCAGACCAAGGACCACCCGCTATTTCAATGAGCAAGCGTAATTTCACAATATGAAAGTCAAAACGCCAATTTTTGGTATGGATCGGCTGAAACTTCTGTTCAAATCCAATCGACAAATCCTCAAGCTCTTCCTTAAGTGTTGCCTCAGCCTCGAGATATTTTTGTGTAGGCTTTGGCAGTGGCCGGCTTTTAGGTTTAGGTTTAGGTTCTTTTTTCCGAGTAAGCCAAAAGTATTCTGTAAAATCCATTATTCTTACCCATAAAAAAACCGCCCTAAGGCGGTGGCTAAAAATAGAGACAACTAACTATTATTTCTTAAAAGTTGCCTTATAAAGCTTTGAATTAAAGTAATCCGTAATTTCTTTACCTTCGGTTTGAATTTTTTCCTCATTTAAAGGTAAAAAATCTAATTCATATTTCAAGCTCATATACTCTGGAATAAATTTCTTTATAGGCGGAGGTGGTTTAGGTCCACCTTCTGTAATTTTTTCGATAAATCCAGCTAACCATAAAATATACTCACCTTCTGAATTATGAGGAGGAATCAAACTCACATCTATTTTTACTTTACATTCATCTAATTGTTTACTAAACAATTCAACAAAATCAATAAAATTATATTTTAATTTAAATTCTGTTCCCTCAATTTCTCTGCGTATACATGTCATAAGTAAGTTTATATTTTCAATACAGTCATGTGAAAACAATTCCTCATCTTTAATTTTGTTATAAATATTTTCCGCAAACATGAGATACTGTGGCATTTCGGCAGCTCCTCATTTTTATAAAGTATTTTTCTTAAGGTAGTCCTATTATAACAATGTTGCAACAAGAAATTTTCCATTTTTAGTTTAAGGAAATTTTAAAAATTATAAAAACGATTATATTCAATAAATTAGTACGAATAAAAGCTAGGGAAGTTTGATTTTTCTATTGAGCTTTAAAATGGATTATTGTGTTTAAATTATCAATTTAAAAAGCTTGCCTAGTAGGCAAGCTCCCCCTTTTTTGATATTTGCGCTGATCAATAAGGTTTAGTGTTACTTAAAGCAACACACTGATAATACTGAAATATTTAAAAATAAAAAAGCCCACTTCCTATTTTTATTCAGAAATGGGCTTAGCGAAAAAAAACGCTTAGACCTGAAATAGGAAATATCTATTCGGAAATATCTCCAACTTCATATTGGCATAATATTTAAGCACTAGCAATAGGGATTGAATTAAAAATATCAAATATTCATATTTAAATAGATAAAGATTTCTTTTTTTAAATGGTTTTATTTTTAGCCTACATAATTTTTTTACTTATCAAGACTTATAAAGAATATGTGCCCATCAATAGGTAATACTTAATAAGGTCTTATGTGTAGTAACCATTAGGCTCTAGAGAGTAAGAACTCACACTGACTAAAAATAAAAAATAATTAATTTTCAATATCAATGATCATATACTGCAAAGTTAAGTATATTCCAACTTCTCCATTGTTGAGTGCCTCATATAAGTCTTCATCAACGAAATCTCCAGATTCATCATATAGCCATTTATGAATTTGAATAATTTGTATATTCCCTTTTTTGTCTATTCTTGCTATTGGGTCTATTACGGACCGAACTATCACCTTCTTCTTCGTCTCAACATCAAGCAATGTGATAATTGTCATTTTAAAATCCTTATAAATATCCTGTATAACAACTACGCTCAATCAATAAAGATTTTTATATTTAAATTACTCAAATAGCAATCTTTTCAATCTAAAAAATAAATAAAAAACACTTTAATAGTATGTGCCTATTAGAAAAGATACCTTAAATATTCTACTAGCAATAAAAAACCGGTTTAAGGGCTGTTCATCTAAAATTCACAGGTACTTAATGAAGTTTTTTTTCTGTCTTTGCATCTTTCTGGGCTCACAAATTTTTCCAATAAAGTTAGTTAACCACAAAATACTTTCTTCACGATCTTCAAAATGAGGTATAAGACTTAAATCTACTTTTATCTTGCGATCAGCTAAAGGCAAACTTAAACAATGTTCAAAGTCTATTGAGCTGTACTTCAATTTGAGTCTTTTTTCTGCAGCTTGATTCTTTATCTCAGCCATAATGAGATTTAGATTAACAATCAAATTATTTGAAATTTTATTATTTTCATATACCCGTTCGTAAACTGTCTCAGCTACATCAATGTAATTTATTAGCTCTACATTCTTATTCATGACATTTGTACTCCGTTTTTTATAATTATCCGTCTAAAATAATGTTTATTTGATTTACTAAATCCTTCGCCTAGGTAAAGATTGTTTAAATTCTGTCACCCTGATTTTAAGTAAATATTTGAATTTATTATGCAATTACTGAGTTTTATAATATTTATATACATCTTTGTTCTTAACACCCCTTTTTTTCTATCTTTTGCCCATCGAGTTCACCATCAACACAAATAAACATTGTACTAATCCATAAAATTATGGAGATCAGCTTAACATAAAAAGAAAAAGCCCCCACTAATCAATAGTGAGGCTTTGCCGTATTTCTCGGCTAGCACATTTAAAAATCGATAGCTAAAAAAAAAGCCAACTTGTTAGAGTCAGCTTAATTCAATCGTTTGAGAATCATGCTTGCATAGTTATTGTCCGTTGCAATCTTCTATCATTTTTATTTTTATAAATATAATTTAAACCAGCCATGTGACATTTTGATTAAATTTCACTCAACACTTTTTTTTGTTAAATAAGTCACATTTAATCTTATTAATGCACTAACCATTACAACCAATAAACACAATGTGTATCAATTACTTCTGCTTGATTTTGTAAATTGCAGTATCCTTAGTTTACCTAACTGCCAAAATCAATAACACAATGGAACACCAAACACTTTTAGACGAATTAAATTCGCAGATTGAATATTACTCAAAAAGAACTGACTGCCCACCAACTAGAATTCGTATTGGGTATAAAACCTATTACAAATTAATGCAGAATCCTAAATTTGCCGATGAAGTATCAAACTCCGCTTTAGATCCAAACAAACGCAAATACAAAAAATTAAAAATAAAAGTTACTAAGGATGACAATCAACTTGAACTTGAATGATTTCTCATAAAAAAAGCCTACTCTTTCAAGTAGGCTTTCCCCTTATGACTTTTGCGCTGATCATTAAGGTTTATTGTTGTTTAAAGCAACACTCAGATCTTACAGAAATACTTTATAATAAAATAGCCCCGCCAATAATCGATATTTAGCAGAGCTTCTTAAAGCTTATACAGTTTATCGTGGAAGATATCTTTTTGAACCTGTGCTATTAAGGCAGTAATGTCCACCTCTAGGCCCAACACAATAAGTTCCAGATGTGCAGTAACAAGAGTTATTAGTCGTTTTACTATAACTTCTTGGAGTCCGTGTAGTAGTAGAACTTCTAGTTCTAGTATTATTATAGCCTTTTGATTCTCTTTGAGGAGTTGAGTAAACAGGCTGCCTGTTATCAAAACTCCCTTTTGAATATCTATAGGTGACTGGTGGAGTATAACAACCAGCAAAACTGCACAAATATTTAGTATCAATCCATTGTTGTCTATCCATATTTGGATTTAATAACGCCCATTCATCTTGGTACCAGAATACATAAACTTCACTTCCCCCTTTCAACTTTAAGATTTCTTTGCCATTTGGCATATCCTTGACTGGAGCGGTATCAACACTAATCCAATTTTTAACTGGATTAAACCTTTCAACTTTTTGCTGCGAAAAGTCTATGGACGGTATAGATACACATCCACTAATACCCAAAGTTATAACTAACCCTATTAAATAATTTTTCATTTTATTAACTTCTTAGAAAGAATAATTTTAATGCGAAGTAAACAATAAGCTACCTAATAAAAGCAACATATACTTTCATCTAATTTAAATACATAAAGAAAAATTAAAAAACCCGCTTCTAAAAAGAAACGGGTCAAAAAACAAAAAACTTTCAGCGCAGTATTTGTGACATATCATACAAGTTAGAAGATGTATTTACAATATACTTTAAGCTTAAGTTTTTGATGCTCTCAAAATATCCAAAACTCGCTTTGACATTTCATGCAAGTTGGACCCTATTGGTAGCCAAAAATGATAATTAATGTTGTCACGGTTAAAAACTTGCTTGTAGTACTCAGTTTTGAATGATGGATCAATGTCAGAAGCCTTAAGTAATCTGCCTTCTTTTTCGATCACTTGCCCATCTAGTTCACCACCAACACAGATATTCATTTTAAGTACCAAATTCTAATTAGACTGGACTATAGCATAAATATAAACATGCTTAAGTGGGCATTCTTAAACGCTTAACATTTAGACAAGCATTCAATTTAGATGATTTATAATGTAACGACCATGTATTTAGGATGAAGACAGCTAATGTGTGGTGTAAATCTAACCATTAAATCAAAGGAACATTACTTAATGCAAAGAAAAGGGGCGCTTTTAACGATTGTACTGGTGGCGCTTGGTGCCCACCACCAGTACAACACAATATCAACTCTACAATTAATTAATATGGAGGTGACACAAACAAATAACTATCATTTCTAATAGAATTTCAGGTGGCGATGTTTGGCGACGAGCCACCTGATTTAATTTTAAATCATAATTGAAATCTAGCAAGTATAAAAACAAAAAGCCCATCAAACGATGAGCTTTAGATCAGTGAATTACTTATACTTCGTCCACTATATCAAAAATATGCCATAAAGCGTCTAGACAGTCAACAAGTCTAAATTATGCTTTTCTACTAATTGAGAAGCTTTTAAACGTTCAACGATTTTAATCATTAGATCATTGGCAGTTATAACGTCGATTCCTTCAAATGCTTTTAGTGTTAATTGCAATTTATTATTAATTACATTTGTAATTATTGATATTTTACCAAAATAATCAGGGTAGTATTTCAAAGTTTCATTAACTTTCTCCCGACTAACGCCTTCATATAGTTTTACAGTGTATGTTTTCATTTGAACCTCCATTTTGTCTTAATCTTTTATCATGACCTAATAAATAAAATCTAGCGCAACTCACCATAATTGCGACCTGAGCTTTAGATTGGTTTGTTTCTTGAGCAACCTTCAACAATCCTTTATTTTCAACCTTATTTTTAATTAAACAAATTAATGCAAACTTAGTTGTAAAATCTGTTTTATCAGAATTTAATAGACTTCGTAAAAGTGCTTGAATTTGATCCGCCTCATAATCACTGATCTCACATCGAATATAAGATTTACTTTTTTGTACTTCTTTGCCAGCTTCACGCATCAACCAGTAAATTTGATTGATATGAAGCCCATCTGGCAAATCACCCCCTTTCATTCTAACTGTTTCACACCATGCGCCAAACTGCTCTAACCAACCGTCAATAGTATATTTAGACCAATCCATTTGTTGTGTTTTTAAAACTGCACTCATTTTTCACCTACCAATTGCTCAATTTGTTTAATCGCCACGCCTGCTTTCACTTGCTCTGTGCTGAACCGTAAAACTGTAAAACCCATCATTGCTGCGGAGTTGTATTTCTCCATATCCCCTATATAGCCTTTGCCCCTTGTATGACGGCCTCCACTCCAGATCCCGCCTTCAACCTCAATCAAAATTTTTGTACCAGTAATCAGAAAATCAGCTCTCCATTTACGTTCAGGGTGGAACTTATATTCCTGTTCAAAACTAATCTTGCATGCTCTTAAATGCGTTGCCAGAACCATTTCACCCACACTTGGTTGTCTGGCAACTTGCTTTGCTGAGCGCCGCTTTTTATTTTTATTTATCGGAAATAACTTGCGGTATTCAGCAATGCTGACTGACGACATCAAGCACCACCTTTCAGAAAATGTTCCAACTCATTAGCAAAGCGGTTATAAACTCGTGCTTTATCCTGATCACCAAAAAGGCTGGATGAATGAGCATCTTGTTTATACTTCTGAGCCAGTTTTTCAATTGACTCCCTTAATTCAACCAGAGTGCTTTGCTTTTTGCCGCTGAGTGGTTCAATTGAGCGCGATACGTGGTCAGCCATTTCTTTTTCCATATGATCGAAGTAACTTTGACGTGCTAAATCTCTCGACTTGATTAGCTCTGGTGAAATAAGCTTTTCCATTTCACGTCGTTGCGCTTCAATCCATCTACTGTCCATTTTTTGCGCCCTCCGCATTAAACTTCTTCGCTTGGTCAAGTGCCTTCTCTAATTGAAGTAGCTCGTTGTAATCAGTATTAGATAGCCCACTCCGGTTATATCGGCCTCGTAATTTTTCGTAGCGAGCCTTTGCTGCGTCTATATCAAAAGTTTCTAATGGTTTATTCATGACTGGCCCTCTTTATAACTCTCAAAGAAAAACTTCACAGGCTCAGATTTGATTTCAATCAGCCCAAAACGTAGTAAATGACGAGCATGTGTGCTATCTCGTAACAACTGAACATCACGATAATGTGTGAGCATCCTCCGCCACCCTTCCAAGGGCATAGACGACTTGTTTGTATTGCAAGGAACACATGCAGGGTTCATGTTTTCTAAAGTGTCGTTTTGCGGTCTAGTCATTTCACCCGTAATTAACTTTCCACCGCCAACATGAATTAAATCTCGTTTAACAGCTTCGATATGATCTGCATGCCACTTTTCACCCAGTAATTCCCCGCAGTAAGCGCAATGTCCACCAAACTTTTGTTTTAGCTCAGCACGTTGCTGTTTAGTTAGTTTCATTGGTGAATTCCTTTCTTAATATGTTCTTTACGCGCCAACCACCACAAAACCACCGCACCGCTAATAGCTGCTGTAAAAAATGAAATTAATAAGCCCCACGCTAAAATCTCGAATTTATTCAAGCCGCCTCTCCTTTACCTTTTTGTTGAAATCCAACCTGAATGAGGTATGGCATCAATTTTTGTTGTTGCTCTGGATCTGCAAGTTTCACTGCGACACGTGCAGCAAGTTGTTCATAGCTCTCGTTACCTTCAGCGTATTTGCTTGCAAACTCAGGATGTACAGAAAGTTTTTGAGCAAATGAGTAAATCTGTTTTGAACTAAGAGTATTTGATTCTCCCTGCGGGACTCGGACCTGCGTTCCAGAATTTGTTTTTTTAGATTGTTCACGTGCTTGGTATTTTCCACATGCGTTGATTAACCAATCTGCAAAGTGGTAATTCATGAGTTCATCGCAAAGATTCTTCTCGGCGTTGTAGAGTTCAAATGCTCGTAACTCTCGATCGAACCAAGTCGCGTTTTTGATCTGCTCGTAAGTTTCCTGATCAGTTGCCAAAAGAATTTCTTCACCAAGTTTTTTCAAACTCAACCATGTTTTTTTATTTTTAGATTCTTCTGATAGATTCTTTGAAAGATTCCGTGTCCCAACGTTGGGACTGTTTAACGGAATTGTTGGGACTCTTTCATGGTAATAATTAATTGTAGGAAGGATAGTATTAACGGGGTCTTTTTGAGACCACCAATCCCATTCCTCTTGAGGCGGCATTGCAAAATAGACATCCAGTTCAGTTGCAATTAATTCGCCGTCATCCGGCCCGCCAATTGCCTCAACATAAAAAATCAATTTTTCCCTACCTTGAGCGCTTGCTCTAACTTCTTGCCAATCTCAAACATTGACCAGCTCTTTTGAAGGTCTGATGCAATAGACATAACATTTGCAATGATTAGACCTTGTTGATCCACCCGCTTTTGCAGCTCTGCCTTATCCTTTGCCAACTGAGCTTTAAAACCACACTCACGTTCATACGCTTCTGCAAACGTATCAACATCTTCATAAGCCTGTTTAAGTTTACCTTCCAGCTCCTCCACTTTCGCTTGCTGTGACTGCCATGCATTGGCCCATGCTTCCCATTTTTCGTTAAATGACTCCAAGCACATTGCATCAACTCTTCTTGAACCATTTGAAACATATCTTCCAAATTCCCCAAGAGTCACATCAAAGTCGACATCTGCTCTAAATAGCCCTATCCAGTACCTTTGCTTTTCAAACTCTTCTCTACACTTATCCATTTTTGACCTCGCAATTCGGCGAAATGTGGTTTTCTGGTTTGTCTAGGGTTTCTAATTCCCTCGGATTCGATGGTTTATCAATGCGGCGGCCTGCTGCTATTTCTTCTGGCTCAGCTTTGCGCCATTGTTCCATTTGCGATTTATGTACTTGCCCATCATTGCAATAGAAATAGTTCTTACCTTCTGAAATAATTTGCAAAACGGGCATGAAGGTCTTGTCATATTTTTGATCAATTACAATGTAATCCCCGACTTTAAACTCACTCATGGCTGGCTCCTTTTTCCACAACATCCAATTCAATGATTTTGTAAACCTTGCCTTTCACTTCAAAAGGCTGACCATTAGTTGCTTTCTCAACCCAACTGCCATACGAATACGCAAAGCCCCAAATAAAGCAGCATAAGCAGAAGAACAACGTAAACCAGATGCTATTCATTCCCCGCCTCCGTATATTGATTCGTGGTCTTTGATTGCTTGCTTCAAACGATCTGATTTGTAACCATCTGGAACATATGCTTTTGCACCTTGTAAGCCACCAAGCTTCTTGACCAAATCCAAAGACTCTATGAGGCGATTGACCACATCACGCTCAAATACACGTTCGCCATGGTGAGGCTTGATTTCATCTGTAAAATCAATTTCACCTTCATGAACCACCAAATACTTAGCAGTGTTGACAAATGACATTGATATTCTGAAAGTGTTAGGCCCAAACTCACGAATAAACTGTTCTGGTTTCATACCGCCTCCTTGTAACGTTTAGTCATGGCTTCCTGCTTAAGCTGGTCTAGCATTTTCAGCTTTCTTAATTTCTCATAGAGGTTCGCTGCTGCTCTTGTTTCTTTATTGCGAGTGCCGAGGTTGTACGCTCTACGCAGCTTCATCATTGAGGTGTAATCTGCAAATTCGATCATGCTTTCAGCTCCCCTTTAACATTCAGGATGTCTTTTGCGTATTGAGTTGCCTTGTAATGATTTTTCCCAACACGTTCGAAATATTTCCATTCAACAAATTTTTGAAGATTGCTGTAGATGGTTCCTCGATTGAAATCAAACACTGATTCCTTCACGTCTTTGACACTGAAAGGCGCTGATGCATGACAGCCAAACACGAGTAAGCTAAGCTGGTCATCAAAGTTCAATTTCTTTGTTCTATTTAAAGTTTTCATGCAGCCATTCCTTCTTCTCGAATAGTCACAAAACGGCAGATATCTAAGCGGTCCATAACTCGAACTACGCCTTTCTTGCCATGACGATTTTTAGCAACGATTAATTCGGTGACACCTGACGGTAGGTCGTCTTCACCAATGATTGGATTCGCTAGGATGATTTGGTCTGCATCTTGTTCGATCTGACCTGATTCTTTTAGATCTGATGCTTTAGGACGTTTCCCTTTCTCAGACTCACGATTAAGCTGCGCTAATGCTATAACTGGGCAATCAAACTCTTTAGCAAGTGCTTTTAAATCACGGCTAATTGAGCTCACTTCCTGGTAACGGTCTTTCTTACTTGGGTCACGAACCAATTGAAGGTAGTCAATTACGATGCATCCTAGTCTTTTGTATTTGCGCTTAGCTTTACGAGCCCAAGAATGTATTTCTGCAATTGTCGGCTTTTGCTTGTCTTCGATATGGATTGGCAAAGAACTGAACCGTCTTTGAGCATCTGCAAATTGAGCCAACATCCCATCAAATAATTCAGCGTTATGAATGTTGTCATAAGGAATTTTGGTTAATGCTGAGATACAGCGGTTTGTGAATGTCTCTACATCCATTTCGGCAGATACAACCAATACAGGCTCGTTGTATCGCACTGCTGTCTGAATAACTAACATTTGAGCTAGAGTTGATTTACCTGAACCAGGACGACCACCCACGATGCAGAAGTGTCCTTTTTGAATTAATCCAACAAGGTTATCCAGGTGAGTTAAGTTAAACTTTACGCCTGTGTACTGCTTGTTAGCTTTAGCCTCAGCCTTTTGGATTAAACGATCTGTAGCACGGTTCATAGCCTCTTCAAATGTGAAGCTGGTTTTCTCAACATCGTTTGAAGTTTTCTTCCCATCCAGGATGCTTTCTGCTGCAATGTGAACGTCAGGGATTGTTAAGTCTTTAGCAATCTCAGCAATGCTTTGACCAATATGCTCAACTTCACGGTGTGCCTTGAACTTGTTTAGTTCTGCAACATAAGACTCCAGGTTGTAAAAGCTTGAAGGCGCTTCACTGCTCATTTGAAGCAGGTATTCAGAACCACCCATCAAATGAATTACGTTTTTTTGTTTAAGCTGCTGCTCAACCATAACGAAGTCATAAGGTTTGTTTTCGTTTGCAAGGTCGGCAATCGCCTGGAAGATTTGCTTATGGCGCTCTGGAAAGAAACACTCAACATCAAGATCGTTACTTACAACATCAAATGATTTGTCTACAGTCATCAATGCTGTAAGAACTGCTTGTTCCATAGGGATGTTATGAATATTCGACATTACCAATCCCCCATTTCTGTTTCGAGATTTTCAGGATTGATTGCTTGAGTGTTGTTTTGTTCTGCTTGTTTGAAAAGTTTTTCAACAAGTTTGAAATCACGTTTTACCCACTTCACGAAATTTGAATACATCTGAGTGCTTGTTACTGCACCAGTGATGATTTTGTTTTCGTAGTGTGGGTTGATTTCAAGAAGTAATTCTTCAACTTGAGCTTGATTGATTTTTGGTAAACCTGATCTTTGCATCCAAGAATTCAATTGTTGTAAATCTGGTTTCCAGATATTCAGAACTTCATCAACTGGATTTTCTTGTGTGCTCTCCTCTCTATAAATATTTTTATATAATTCTATTGTGTCTTTAGTTTCTAAAGTGCTGGCGCTTTCGTTAGTAAAGTGCTCGCGCTTTACTTTCTGTAGTGCTTTACTTTCTAAAGTGGTATTGCAGTTTTTAAAGTGCTCGACTAATGACACCTCATTAATTCTGTATTCATTACCCTTTCTTGAATCAGAACTAACAACAGTTACAACGCCTAAATCGGTTAATTCTTTTAGGCCTTTACGAACTGTAGTAGTGCTTAGTTTTTTAGAACCTTCAAGCTTGCCGCCCTGCAATTGAGAGTAACTTACAAAATCAGTAGTTTTGTCTTTAAAACCATTGATGCGGTCTTCCAGTTCAGCATACACATTACGTGCTGCATCACTAAGAAATGGACGCACATCACTACGATAAAGACGACTAGACATCACATAGCCCTTTTCGAACTTGTCTGTCATCTTGTCCCTACCTTTTGAAATTGGAATAATTTCAGCCTGCTTCAATGCACCCATCAAACACCTCTCAATACAAATGCAGCTAAATCAGCTTTCGCTTTAGCCAATGCCATAGAGTTTTCGAGAGTTCGATTAAGCACATAAGCCTCAACCGCTTTTTGAAACAAACTAATCTTCCGATTTAGTTCAATGTCTGCTAATATTGAATAGTTCATATGACTTACCTCGTTTGAACACTAAGCCTGATTTACGAGATCAGGCTTTTTTAATGTCTGCTGTTTCTGAGCGCACGGATAAATCTGAATGCAGCTCATGGTTTTTATCGTTCTCTGTTAAGCCGAAAATCTTTTGTTTAATCTTTGTCTCAGCTTTCAATTGTTGGAGATGAGGCTTGATTAAAGTTTCGTACACATACTCACTTGCACCCTGTCCTGCTCTTAGCATTTCAGCCAATGAAGCCAACTGTTCTTTGTGGTCTGTAGGCATATGGATGGTGATTGACGCATCCTTCTTAGGTTTACGTTTAGTCATGGTTTTTCCTAGGCAGTTAATGCTTGTAAATCGGCTTTAAGTTTGCCTTTGGTTTTGACTTGCAGGACTGCTTGAGTTCTGGCTGGTATACCGTTGTTTTCCCACTTCCAGAGGGTCACAGTTGAATATCCAGTTTTTTCAGACAACTCTTTCCGATTTTTGCAGCCGTGGTATGTCATGAGATCACTAATTTTCATGGTTACACCAAGTTAACTATAGTTAATAAACCAAATTTACCACTTGTTAACCATAGTTTCAATAGATCGTATTAACATTAGTTAATGTTTTTGGAATATTTGTTATGTCTTTACACTCTCGAATTAGGCAAAAACTTGAAGAAAAAAAATTAAGAGCCGCTGATTTAGCAAGAGCAACAAAAAAATCTCCTGTTGCTGTAAAGAAATGGCTAGATGGCACTAGCGTTCCTACAGCAGAAAACTTGAAAGTCATTGCGAAATTTTTAGGTGTGAGTGACGATTGGTTGCTTTATGGTGGACCGGTTGAACAGGAATCGAACAATTTACCTCAATTAAATGTTATTAACATTGAAGCCTTTAAGCAGAAGTACAATATTCCAGATAGTGAAGATGCTGTTAAGTTTGTTCAAACATCAGATAAACCATTCCCTATTCAAAAAAGATACGTTCCCGTCAAAGCTTATTCAAAGATGGGAATGGATGGCTATTTCACAGATATGGGTTATGAAGGCAATGCTGGAGATGGCTATGTTCCAACTCATACAGCGGGTCCAAGAGCCTATGGCATTAAAGGCACTGGCGACTCAATGTTTCCAGCAATTCGTAATGGCTGGTATGTTGTATGCGACCCTGATGCAGATCTTGTGCCAACAGAATTTGTTCAGGTGTGTTTGAAGGACGGAAGGTGCACAATTAAGGAATTTGTAGGAATAAATGGTGGTGTTTTGAGTTTATTGGCCGTTAATGGTGGCGAACGCCTATCTTTTGACATGGATGAAGTTGAAAGTATTACCGCTATTACAGATATCGTGCCGCCAAGTCAGCATAGACAAGAACATCCTTATTCGCATTAATCACAGGAAGACTTATGGACAATTCAAAACGACCAATCAACCAGATTATTGCTCGCATCAATGATGCTGCGAAACATGGTGAAGCTTTGGTGCTAACAGCCGAAGAAGTAAAGATTCTTTCTAAAGATATTGGCGACAAGGTCTTTATTCCTGTGCTTACTAATGAGCAGGTCGTGCAGTTGGTAAAAGAAGGAAAGCTAGGCCAGAAAATTAATAACACCAAAGATTAATAAGCTGTGAACCCGACACAGTCTTTTAAATGTGGGGTATATCACTTATTAGATAGTAATATTTATTGATGTTTTAGTGTGTAATGTGTAGATTGCCAATAGTTTTTATAGTAGATATTGGGATTATGCAATATGTCTAATATTGAGCAAGATACACGTTTTATTGTTAACAATAATTTGATTAACAAGGGCTGGATCTTGGACATTCAAGATCCAAACAAAAATGTCTTTTTTGAATCAGATATCTTAAGAATTGTTAATAATGAGTTTCTCAAGAAAAGTAAAAAAAGACCCGATTATGTTCTTTTCGATTCACAAAATAAGCGGCCAATCGGTGTAATTGAAACGAAATCAGGTGGAAAAAGCTTAACAAAAGCACTGGATCAGGCAACCGAATATGCTGAAATGCTTGATGCACCTTTGATATTTGCAATGAATAATGGTTTCTGCGAAACACGGCATTTGTATACCCAAAAACCATTATTTATTGATGAAAATGAGGTTAATGAATTAATAAGAGTAAATGAAGCTAAAGAGTTCATATTGCAGGAAACAAATGGTATTTATATTACACCTAAAGAAATTTTAGTCTCTCGCAAAGAGTTAATTAATGTTTTCAAGAAGTTAAATAACTCACTAAGAGGTGAAGGTTTAAGAGCTGGTATAGAAAGGCTTTCAGAATTTGCAAACATTCTTTTTTTAAAATTGTATACAGAGAATGCTAATACAGGTATTTGGAATTCTCTCAAAAGTCTCGATAATGATTTGCTAATTAATACAACTAATAACATACTACAAGATATTGATAGACAATATGGTGCTTCTGTTTTTACAAATTTACAGCTAACCAACCCTGTTGCTGTTAAAGAGATGATCAAAGAGTTGGATAAGTTAAAACTCTCATCAATAGATACCGATATTAAAGGAGATGCTTTTGAGTATTTCTTACAGCAAGCTACAGCAACTAATAATGACTTAGGAGAATATTTTACTCCACGTCACATAACTAAAACCATTGTTAACTTAGTCAACCCTAAATATGGTGAAAAGATCTATGACCCTTTTTGTGGGACAGGTGGTTTTTTAACAGAGGCATTTGATCATATAAAAGATAACACTTTAATTGCAAACAATAGTAGTGAAGAAATCAAGCTTAAACATAATACTATTTTTGGAAGAGAAATTACCTCAAATGCAAAACTCGCAAAAATGAATATGATTCTGCATGGGGATGGGCATAGTGGAATTTGCCAGATAGACACACTTCAAAACCCTATTGAATCTGAATATGATGTGGTTATAACCAACATGCCATTTTCTCAAAAAACTTCTTATTCTCACTTATATGAGAATAAGTTAGCTAAAAACGATGGTGATGGAGTATGTGTTCTACATTGCTTTAAAGCAACAAAAAAAGGAGGGCGAATGGCATTAGTAGTACCTGAAGGCTTTCTTTTTAAAGCCGCTTTAGCTCCAGTAAGGAAGTATTTATTTGAAAACGCCCAACTAAAAGCAGTAGTTTCACTTCCAAAAGAAGTTTTTCTGCCATATGCAAAAGTTAAAACCAATATACTCTACTTTACCAACTGTCATAATGGTAGAACAAATTCTGACGTTTTTTACTACAATGTGACAAATGATGGCCTAAGTTTAGATTCTTTCCGTAGAAAAATTGACGAAAATGATTTAAAAAATTTAGATTTTGCTGATTTAAATAAGAGCGACTTTGATAAATATTATAATGAATTAGGTTTCTTAAAAGTTAATCCAGAATTAATCAGAAGCAATGATTATATTTATAATTATGCTCACTATAGTAATTCACATATAAAATCAAAATTCCCAACTATAAAACTAAAAGAACTCCTATCCTTGTCTGGCAAAGTCAAAGTGGGAGAGGATACAAATATACCTATTATGAGTATCACTATGGAACATGGCTTAATTGATCAGCATGAGAAATTTAAAAAACGAGTCGCAAGTTCTGATATTTCTGGGTATAAAAAGGTTTTTAAAAATGAACTTGTAATGGGGTTCCCTATAGATGAAGGTGTTCTAGGATTTCAAAAATATTACGATGCTGCTGCCGTAAGCCCAGCATACAAAATCTTTAGATTAAAACGAGAAGTTAATGTAGAATATTTGGATTTGATTTTGAGATCTAATTCTCTAAGAAAAATATACAAAAGTAAAATGCAAGGCAGTGTAGAGAGACGACGCAGTATTCCTGATGAAATGTTTTTGAATATTGAGATCCCGAATCCTCCTGAAGAGGTTAAAGATCAAATAGTAAAACAACATAAACTAATAAAGGAAATTGAGAATAGTCTCAAGGAAAATCAAAAAAAATTGCGTCTAAAGACAGAAGCATTATGGGAACTTCCTCAAAATTACAACTAATCCCCCCTTCGAACCCACCACCACGGTGGGTTTTCTTTTGTCTATTAAAGCATGAATTATAGTTAATAAAAAGATTAACCATTGTTAACTTTTCTCTTGACTAAAAAATTAACCATAGTTAATATTATCTCACCAGATAACAAAAAAGCACACCGCCCCTCCCCAGGTCCGATGTGCTTTTGCAAACTGCGAGATCAATTATGAACGTAAAAGCTACCCCTTTCAACTCCTTTGCATTTGTCAGCATGGCTGCTCTTGCAATCTCTGGTGGTTCTTTAGTTGCTTGCCAGCTACAACCAGCTTTCCAAACAAAAGAAGCTCCTACTCTATTTACTCCAAAAACGCAACCAAGTACTTACGGTGTGTTAACCGCGAAAATCACAGGTAAACATTCTGGCGTTGCCGTAATCAAATTAGATAGTTTCCGTTTAAATGTTAGCTTTGATTTTGAAGCTCATCCAGACAGTTACGGCGTTCCGGGTTCTGAATTTACCGCTGTTGATATTACTCAACTCACGGTAAATGAAATTACTGATGTTAATGGTAAGTCATATAACGATTTCACCGAATTTGAAGACATCCGAAACATCAATGTCCTTCTAAAAGGCTTCATCGAACGTAACAAGTTGGTGGAGGCTTAATGATGTCTAATTTCAAAAAGCACCCTGACGGCTACAAGTCATTTTTAGGCCGTGATGATAAGGGCCTCTACTCTGTTCGTATTGGCTGGCAAGTGTACGCATCTAATGCTAATGGTTCAGTTCTTTACAAAGTTAAAGACGGATTTAAGACGCCTTTAAATGTGTTCAGGTTCCAAACTGACTATCCAAAAGTTTGGAATGAACTCACACAAGAAATTGATTTCCAACGCAGAAAGCAGCTCGCAATAAAACTGCGTGAAACAAATATCCCTACTTATGACCGCAAAGCTTATAAAACTAAGCGCGGCTTCACCGGCTCTAGATGAGGATAAGAATAATGGCTCTACCGATTATTACTGCTGACCAAACTTTATTGGTTCAAGCAATTATTGTGTACCTATACGCTGATCCGGGTTTAGGTAAATCATCGATGGGCTTTACTGCGGAAAAAGCAATTTCTTTTGACTTTGACCGTGGTGCTCACCGTACTGGTGAATTACGTCGTGGTGCGGTTGTACAGATTCAACAATGGAGTGATGTTGCAAACCTTACTCCGCAGGACTTAGCACCATATAAAACCGTAGTGATTGATACCGTGGGTGCAATGCTTGAATGCATTAAAACCCACCTGTTACTTACGGCAAATAACCGTCAAAAAGATGGTTCTTTAAAGTTAAAGGCTCAAGGTCTAGCGAACCAAACCTTCAAGCAATACATCAATACTTTGATCAGTTTAGGTAAAGATGTTGTTTTCATTGCACACGCATCAGAAGATCAAAACGGTGATCAAATTATTTACCGACCAGATCTAGGTGGTAAAAACCGTAACGAGCTTTACCGTATCGCAGATGTCATGGGTTATCTAACAACTGTTACTACTGGTGAAGGTAAAAATGCCCGCGTTATTAATTTCAAACCTTCGCCTACACATCATGCGAAAAACTCAGGTGCTTTAGGCGGTGAAACCGGTGAAGTATGGGTACCTGATCTTAAAGCACACCCTACTTTCTTGGCTGACCTGATTACTCAAGCTAAAGATCACATTAACACCTTAACGCCTGCACAACTTGCAGCAGCTAAAGCCCAAGAAGAGCTAGAAAACTGGAAACAAAGCTGTGAGGAAGCAGAGCATGCAGGTGACCTTAATCAATTAACTGAGTCGCTTGATAAAGAACATATGTATTACCAGAACATGCGCCAAGCAATGTTAATGAGGGCTAAAGCATTGAATTGCACGTTTGATAAGCAACGTGGCACTTGGATTAGTCCACCTGAATTTAACGGTATCTCAGATCAACAAAGAGATGAACTTCAAAACTTTATTGCTGAACGTGGCCTCGATGTAAAAACAGTTTGTGAGCACTTAGGTATCGATGCCCTTATCCAAATTGAAGCGGCAAAACTTAAGGCAGTTAAACAAGAAATTGAAACCTTAGCGAAAACGGGGATGACAGCATGAAAAATATTTTAACTGCTCAAGAAGCATTTGCAGCACTTCAAAAAGGTAAAACTGTTCTATGTCGTCCTATTGGAGACATGTTGGACTTTTCTGACTTAGATCAATTCCCCGCTTCTGTTTTTGGTAAACCGGGTTTTGAATTCTGCATCAAAATCGAAACTATTGAGCTGGCTGGCATTACATTCACAAAGCCATTAACTATTGATGAATATGAGGAGGGACAGGATGTTTTTGTAATTACTACATATTCGCCTTCTATTTACGTCGTGAATTTTAGAACCACCGCATTAATTGAATCTATTAATAGCGGCTTTGTTCAACGTGATGCAGAAAACGCCAAGCTTCAATTAAAAGCACTATCTAAAGCGTTAGGTTTTGAAGTTAGTGACGATTTTAGTGTTATTCGCCTAGGTGACGAACCAAAGAAACAGCGTGCTAAGAAATCAAAAGGTGCACAGACAGTAGTTGTAGAAAAGACTTCTGAAATTGTTGATGAAGTTAAACAACCTACAATTGTTATTACTGAGCAAACAAATGTAACTACTTCTGAAGACTCATTGGTGCAATCCGAAGATATTTCAGAAAATATAGGATCAGCTTTAGATAGTGCGATTGTTATTACAGAACAACCTTATGTGTCTTCACCTGAAGATTTTTTAACTCAGCCTACACCTGAGCAAGAAAAAAACAATGAGTATCAGCAAACCCTAGATACTCTTCTACAGCGTGTAAAAGAGTCAAAAACACCTGCAGAAGTAAATGCGGTTTATCGTTATACCCGCACATGGGATGACGAACAAATGAAGCCTATCCTTCTCGCCACTCACAAACGTCTTGAAGAGCTAGAAAAAGAAAAGGCATCTGCTAATGAGCCACCCTCTTTAATGGTTCAAATCCAAACTGCACCAGACCTTACAACGCTAGATGCTTTGGAAATAGACGTGGCTGCACGAGATCCGCAGATTCAACCTAGACTCATGGATTTTGTTAAGAAACGCCGCTTTGAATTAGAAAATGCGGCATCAAACGAACCTGATTATTTACTGGAGGAACCTTTCTAATGTCGAAACAAACTACTCCAGAGTTTCTTTTCGAGCCAAAGCTGCTACCAATGCAGCTTTTCGAGAAGTTCATTGTGTTCAACGTAAATGCCGGGTATCGCGGGAAAGGTACACCACACGGCGTGAACCTTATTAAAGGTAATAAGCCTACCCTTTCCTTAACTGATAAAGGCGTGATGAACAAAGCAGCTCAAGAGCGGTACAAGTTAATGCTTTTGAAGTATTTCAAAGAAGGTCGCTCAGCAATGGATGAGCTTGATCATGAAGTTAAGCGTATATATCAGATGGTGGCGTGATGGAAGTAAATTTTAAAAACGCAAAAATTTTAGATCCATGTTGTGGCTCACGCATGTTCTGGTTTGATCGTCAAAATCCAAATGTTGTGTTTGGTGATATTCGTAAAGAAGAACATAAATTGTGTGATGGTCGTACCTTAGTGATTGAACCAGATGTATTAATGGACTTTCGCAAAATGCCTTTTAACGATGAGCAATTTTCTTTAGTCGTTTTTGACCCTCCCCATCTTTTGCAAGCTGGAAAGAAAAGTTGGTTAGCTGCCAAATATGGAAAATTGTCACAGGATTGGCGTGAGGATATACAAAAAGGTTTTTCGGAATGCTTCCGTGTTTTAGTGAAAGGTGGAGTTTTAATTTTCAAATGGAATGAAACACATATCAAAGTTAAAGAAATATTAGCACTCACTGATCAAAGGCCTTTATTTGGACACATCAGTGGAAAGCGAAGTAACACACATTGGATTACTTTTATGAAAGCGGAAAGTAAGGAGAAATAGATGTCACGTTTAACTAAATTAGATCGAATGACACATGCAGAAAAAGAGGCTGCCAAGAAAGAATTTTGGGAAGCTGCTGATAATCAGACCTTCCCGCCTGAAACGGTTGCAATCGTAATGCACGTATCATTACCATGGTTGCAGAAGAAAAGATGTGAAGGCGGTGGTATTCCCTTTTCGAAACCGCACAAACGTCAGGTAAATTATGTGAAGGCTGATGTTTTGGCGTATATTGAACAAAACAAAATGGCACATACTGCATAAGCGGCTAAGTGCCGCTTTTTTAATCAATTAAAATAGACCTTTAATAGACTTAAACCTTAAAAATAGACCTAATTTTTGAAAATAGACCATTAATAGACTATTTTTGTATTGCTAAAGATTGTGTAATATTGCATTGTATTGTTTTAACATAAATTATTAAAAATATTGATTTTTTAATATCGCTAGGTATTGCTTAATATTGCATTGTATTGTTAGAATCATCAAAACCCCGCTGAACTTTAGGGTTCAAGGGTAACGACATGCAGCGGCATCTTCGGAGCATTTATTTTTAAATAAATACATATAAATTCGAATTTTATTTTCAAATTAAAATACCTAGACAGACCTGTCAGTATATTTTTTATTCTCTTAACTAATTAGTTGTTCTTAACAATTAAATACTCATTATTTTTTTAATTATTATTCATTTCTACGTAAACATTCATCATACCACCCTGCTTGAAAATCTTCAATTGCTTGGCGTTTAAAGAAACTTGTCTTAAATACTTTGGCAGCATAAGCTGAGCTAATTAAGTCTTGATAAAGCTGCTTGGCTTTTTCATCTGCTAACCCATCGGCAATTTGTTGTAAATCTTGTGCTGGTACTTTTTGCTGTCGTGCTTCCATCACGTTATAAGCAACCTTTTTTACGATATTACAAATATCTGGGTCAGCTGTACTTTCATTAGCATAGCAACTGGTGGCAATAAAACTTAATAATAATATTTTAAATTTCAT